TCAGCACGAAGTTGGTGGGCACCTGGACGATGCTGATCGACAGGCCCTTCTTCTTGGGCGCCTTCTCGCCCTTCGCGGCCTTGTCGGACTTCTTGGACTTCTTCGCAGCCTTTGCCTTCTTCGCCATTTGAGATGCTCCTTCTACGGTCACGTTTGTAAACAGACGTTGCTCACGCTCTTTGATGAAAGACCAGAGACTGTTTAGCGTGTGTTCGACAGTCCCTGGTGGATACTTCTTGACCTTCACACCAACTTGATGACTTCGAGCGCGGTGCAATACCGCGCGAACCACATGGTCAGCTTCACCGCGTCCGTGTCCGTCGGCTCGGCGTTGTAGTGCTTGATCACGACGTCACGGAACTCGCCGAGCGTTTCCGGCACGGTCTTCTTCACCGCGCGCAGGAACGCCTTGTGCTCCATGTTCGACTTGACCTTCGCACCGTCGACTTCGACCTTCGGAAGCTCCTTGACCTTCTCGAAGTCGTACACCTCGATCTTGCGATCGGCGTTGAACGCATCGACCGGCTTCGGCATCGGCGACGACTTCTTCGTCAGGTTCGCCGCAGGAACGACCGTAGGATCGCTCTGCGTCGAGCCAGGCTGAAGCGTCGCGAACACCTTGAAGCCATCGCTGCGGTGCGCCTCGAACTGCTTGCGGCAGTCCGTTTGCGCCGGACACGTGATGCAGATGGCCTTCGAGAGATCGAGCAACACGCCGATGCAGTTGTCGAGACCCTCGATCTTGGCAGGATCCGCTTTCGCGATCTCCTTCATGACCTTGTCGTCGATGCCGATCATCGACTTCGCGAGCTTCGTGCGCAGCTCGTCGTCGGTCCACTTCTTCTTGTAGCCAATGCCGAGATCCTTCGCCATGCCCTTCATCGTAGGCCGATTGAGCTTGCGCAGGTCGATGTTGCCAGCCGGAACGCCGGTGTCAGCATCGCCCTTCAGCGCCTTCTTCGCGCCAGCGGCTTCGAGCTTCTCCTTCGCCGGGTCGGCGTCGGACTTCTTCGACTTCTTCTTCGGCCTCTCCTCGTCGCCGTTGTCGTCGTTCTCCTCGCGTGTCTTGCGAGCCTTCGCTTTCGCCTTTGCCTCCTTCTTCGCCTTCGCGCGCTTCGCCTTGGGAAGCTTCTTGCCGGTTTCCGGATCGTAGCCACGCTCGGTCAGGTACGCCTTGATGGCCTTCTTCGTGGCCTTCACGTCGCCCTTCGACTTCTTCGCAGCCGCTTCCATCGCGTGGTTGATTTGTCCAGCCAAGCGCGGCGGAAGCTTCATCGGCTTCACGTACTTGGTGAACAGCTTCTTGATCATCTCTTCGTGCTTTGCCATCTGCATCTCCTTCTCGGTTTGCTGAAGCCTTCTCGCCTCACCGTCGTGATGAGCGACGGTGAAGCAGCAAAAACTCCATTTGGTTCATGACCACTTTGGGCAGGTCGTTTGCGTTGTGTATCACGACGTGGTTCGGATAGTAGAACCGAACGCTTTCGTCGCAGATGCCAACGCCGACAACCTCGACGCCTTGCCCCATCAGCGCTTTGACAACGTCCTTCAAATGACGTTGCTGACGAGCCACCTGCAATGGCATCTCGCTCGTTGCAGGCAAACCGTCGCTGAACACGAACAGAACGCGCCGTGACGCCTTCTGAGCTAGCAGCTGCGAGCCAGCCCACCGCACGCTATCCGCGTCGTAGTTCGCTTCGTTCACCGAACCGAGACGAGGAACGCGGTTTGCGACCGCACGCCATGGTTCGTCGAACGTCTTACACGTCTCGATGTAGAGCGCACCGAAGCGACCATACAGCTCGCGGTCCGCTTCGCTCGCGTGCTGATACGACTCCTGCCATTCGTCCTCGATGGACGAAAACGCAGCCAGCGAGAAGCGCATCTTCGACAGGTCAAGCGCCTCCGCGAAGCACAGCGCAGCCCACCGAGCGAGCTGAAGCTTGCGCCCCTGCATCGAGCCAGACGAGTCCACCAACAGCATGGACGCGGTGTCGAGCAAGTCGTCGGACTCGACACGGACGCGAAACGGCCTCGGGTCGTTGTTGTTCAGGATGCGACCCATCGCGATGTCGGCGACCGAGTTCTGATCCAACTCCTCGCCTTCCTCGCGATTGCCGCGCCACCGCGTTCGCGTACGCGAACGTAGCAGCACCTGCAAACGGTTCTTCACGATACCGACGTGCTGCTGCACCTGATCGCGCATGCGCTTCAGGTCCGTCGGTGATGCTTCTGGCGTGCGCTCGAAGCGATCGTTCTTCGTCGAATAGACGAGGTACGCCTTCTCGTCTTCCGGCAACCGCTCGATGTGCGCTTGCGCGTCGTCGATTGCCTTCTGCGCTTCCTTCTGCACCTCAGCCGCAGCGCTCATCATCGCGCCCACCAGGTCGCCCATCGCCTTGTCGAGCGCTTGCTCCAAACGCGGATCCGGTGGGTGCAGCACGATCGTACGCGACTCGTTCGCACCGAGCTGCGTCAGCCGCTCCCAGCCTTCCTTGTTGTCTGGCGCTGGAACCGGTTCCACGCGCTGCACGTACTTCCCTGCAAACGGCGCAGAGACGAACGTGGTGACGCGCGGTCCGAGCGTGACGAACAGAAGCGGAGGCTTCATGGCGTTCGTGAGTAGGTCCGCCATCTCGTCCATCTGCTTCTCTTCCTCGGTGCCGACGAGCTTCTTCTTTTGCTCACCGAGCTTCTTCTGAAGCGCACCGAAGAAGTTGTCGAACTGCGTGTCCTTTCGCTTCGCCTTGGTGTCGTCTTCGACAGCCTTGGCTTCCGACTTCGGACACAGCGGCTCGACCAGCGCGTACTCCTCGCTCCACCGGGCGATCATGCGCTCGACACACTCGGTGAGGCGCTCGGTGCCCTTGCGCTTCTCCATCTTGAGCGTGTCGTACGCGACGTCGAGATCGTCCTGGTTGCGGCGCACCCACGATTGCACCGCAGGATCGAGCGCGTTCCACAGCGGATGCGACTCGATCGACTCGTAGTGCTTCATGAAGCACTGCAAACCGACCAGCATCTCGTACATCACGTCGAACGTGCCACGCTCCTTCTTCCGCACGTAGCGTGGCCACAGCCACGTCTCGCGCATGAAGTCCATCGCCTCTTGGATGCCCTGCGCCGTCTTGCCGAATCGATGCTCGATTCGGATGTCGTCGAGCGCGTTGTGCAGCGCGAGCGCAAACGAGCCATGCTTCGCCTGCCACACCTTGAGGAAGTCGAGATCGCTCTCGACGATGCGCGCAGCCTGTTGCCACGCGTAGCCGCGCAGCGCCATGAAGTACGCGCGAGCGTTCTCGATGTCCTCGTCGCTGATGTGGTCGTGCTGAGCAAACACGCGCACGTTTGGGAGCGTGATCGTGTTGCCATCGGTGAATGCGCGCGTTCCCTCGAAAACGACCCTCAAGTTGTAGAGGCTCGTTTGCATCTGGATCGCGGATTCCATTCCGTGCTCGTAACGCTGGATCAACTCCAGCATCGCACGACGGTTCAGGCTCATCTTCGACATCGCCTTAGTCCTTTGCACGGACGAGGAATCGTCCGACGCGGCGGTACGTCCTAGCATGGTTTCGCTTCTTCCTGCGCCGCTTGCTCGTGGCGCTGTGTGCACTGTTTACCAAACCGACGAGATCGAACCCTTCCTGGTGGAGATCTTCTCGCCGCTCCAAGGAGCGGTTCGGCATCCACCAGAGGTTCCCCTTCGTAGGCCACCAGTCCGGCCGGGGAGTCTGCGACAGCGTGAGGTTCTGCAACGTGTCGTGGATGCGCTCCCACCTACTCATCGCCGCGTCTTCGTCCGTACCGGTGTTCTCGTTGAACGAGTGTGCGGCGCATTTGAAGTCGCGATTGATTCGCTCCCTCACGATCTCGTACGCGTACTTCAGCGCTCGACCGTACGCCTGGCGACGCGTGGTGAGCGAGCCGCTCTCGTAGCACCAGCCTTGCTTCGTGATGTAGTCGTCCTTTGGAAAGCCGAGCATGCTCGACTTCCCTTCGGCGATGCACACCATCAGCTCGTCACGCACGTTGTGGACGAACACCGCGATGAAGCAGTGCGCGTTTCCAGGTCCGCACGTGAGGTACCACCACGCCATCACCGCACCGTTTGGACGCGCCGGCACGTCATCCCTCGTCGGTCGCAGCGTCCGCAGCACGCGCAGCCGCACGCGCGTCGTTGAGGACTTCGCTGTCCTCTTGTCCAAACGCGTTGTTGATCAGCTCCTTCACCGCGGTGCGCGAAACCTCGTCGTAGCCGTTGAGGAACGAGATGCGCGCGCTGTGATGACCGGTGTAGAACAGCGCGTAGTTCTCGCACCAGTTGATCGCTTCTGCCGTCGAGATGACGCGCGCGAGCTGCCCACGCTTGAACTGCTCGCGCGTCTTGTTCGCCACCGCCACGATGTTGTCGATCGCCTTCTTCGGAACGTTCTCGAACATCTTCGCGAGAAGCGCCTTCTCTTGCTCCTCGCCGATGTAGTCGATCTCGATGTAGCCGTTGAACCGCGCGAGATCGGCGATCGATTGCACCTGCGTGTTGATGAACATTCCGGTGTCGTCGCCGCGACCGCGCGTGTTGCACGCGACGATGAGCCGATTGTCAGGATGGCCTTCCACCATCTCGTCGTCATGCTCGGTCAGGCACGCGCGACGAGGGAACTCCAGCACGCTCTTGAGCGCGTTGGTGCATTCCGTGTCGAGCGTGTCGTACTCGTCCATCAGAAGCCACGCGCCAGGCGTGCGCATCCACTTCACGATCACGCCGTACATGAAGTAGGTCTCGCCAGCGCGAGCGCGCGTCTTGCCGAAGAAGTGCGACGGCGTCATGTGTACGTTGCAATTGAGGCGGAACAGCGGACGTCGAATCACCGCTGCGAGGTTCTGGATCAGCGTCGACTTGCCGGCTTGCGTCGGTCCCTGCACCCACAGGTTGTTCCGCACCTTCTTCTCCAGAAGCGTCAGCACTTCGAGCGCTGCGTCCTCCGGGAAGCTGTAGTTCGGATCGAGCGTGGGGATCAGCGGATGATCCTCGACGCCCACCTCGTAGGTGTTGTCCTCTGCAAACGCCTGCGTCCAGTTGGAGAACAACTCGGACATCTTCACGGTCTTCGTCTTGAACGGCTCACGCATCTTCAGCTCCTTCATCTTCTGCACTCCATACGGCGACAGCAAAGCGCCGTGTTCGATCGTGTAGTCAACAGGGTTGACGTTGTGAACCACCCAAACGTGCCTCGCGAGCGTGTGACCACGGAACTCGCAGAGCGCGCATTTGATCGGTTCGTTCATTTGGACTTCTTGCCCTTCTTGATTCTGACGGTCTGTTGAACCTCGTTGCCGTCATCGTCGAGCACAACCATGTCTGGCCTGCCACGACGTTTGGTTGCTTCGTGCGCCAGCTGGCGCCGTCGTTCGTCACGCGAATCAGACGGCACTGTTCCAGGCGCACCGAGCAAACCGATTTGCAGGCGACGAGCGTTTGGGTCCCACTTCGCACGAGCCACCGCGTACGGGGTACGCATGCCGGTCGCCAGATCCACGATCATCCATTCGGTGCACTCCAGGTTCGTGGGTACGTACACCTTCGCGTCATCGAGCTGCGGTGCGAAGCCAGGACAACGCGTGTCGCGCTCGCTCTTGTGCGGTGGCTCATCGCTGTGAAGCGATGCCGAGTCAGAGCAATTGCGGCACGAGGACGTCACCACCTTGCGGTTGAACGTCTTCAGGCCGTACTTCGCCTTCAGCTTCTCGATGTGGTCGCAGCCATAGCAGAACTCGTGCTCGCCATCCTGCGCGTTGATGTAGCAGGTCGCGAGGTACGTGTCCTGACCCTTGTACGGACAACGATGGATGATCTGGCGCGTGAGGATCGCCAAAGCCTTGCTACGCTGCATGGCTAGTTGATCGTCGTGCTCGACCAGAACTTCTTCGCGTACTCGTCGCTCTCAGCTGCCTCTTGCAGCTTCGCAGCGTGCACCGCGAGCGCTGCGAGCCCAAACGACAGCTCTAGCAGCTGCATCGAGAACGCCGCGATCTCAGGCTGACAGAAGCGTCGCATCGCATCAGCGCGCTTCTGGTTGAAGTAGTGCACGTTGTTGTCGTGCAGTTCTTTGATCGTGAAGATGATGCCGTTGGCTAGCAGCATCGAGTCCTCACGCGTGCGTTCGATCGTAGTCACCGTCTCTGCTCCTTCTTCTATGCAGACATCTGTCTGCGGTTCTGACCACGCATCGTACTTGGTTCGTGGTCGTGTACATACGACATGCCTCTGACGTTCGAGGTAGATCTGCCCTGTTTTTCGAGGGGAGATCTGCTCTCAGAACGTCTTGACACCGTCGAGCTACGTGCCGATCCCTGTCGACTCCAACCACCGCCAACGAGCGATGGCGTTGTCGACCCACACCGCTTTCGCTGCGTCGCATGTCCCATCGAAGAACTTGTTGCCGCACGCTCGGTACATCAGCGCACGATGCATGTTCCGGTTCACGCGACGGTCAGCGAGAAGCATCTCGATCTCGACCACGCCAGCGTGAACGCCAGCGCGTACGTCTTCACGCCAGACAGCGCAATCGCTGTCCGGCCGGTTGATGTCGTGGGGGTAAACCTGCATCACGCCGCACGCTGGCTGTGCGTCCAGCTGGAACCGAGACTCCGGCCAGCCGAGCGCGACAAGAAGAGACGCCGGTACGTCTGGCGTCTCTTCTTGTGCAGCTGCGATCACGAAGCGCAGCACGTCAACCGCCTTGGTGTCAGGAAGCTGGTGCGCTGCAAACAGCAAATGCAGGAACGCGATGATCTGGTTCATGCCGCCCTATACCACGATCTAGCCAGGCGACTCCGGGAGATTGTCCACCGCGTCCGCGGCGTCCTCGCTCACCTGTTCGAGTTCATCAGGAAACTCGATCTCGACGTCCTCGACTTCGAGGTTCTCGAACGACTGTTTCCAGTCCTCGTACTCGCTCGCCGCGTCGCTCTCGCTCCACTTGTCCGAGCGCTCGCCAACGTAGCTCTCCATGTCGCTCACGATCTCGCTGCACCACTCGCGAACCTCGTTGAGCTTCTCGTTGTGCTTCGTGATCGCCGCTTCGAGTTCTCCCTTCGCAGCCTCGACGGCTTCGTTGTACTTCGTGATTGCCGCGTTCAGCTCGTTGGTGGTGTTGCGAAGCTCCACCGCGTGCTTGTCGCGCGCTTTGACCTGCATTGCTCCGAGACGTTTCATGTCACCCTGCCTTGTAGATGTAGCTGTCGCCGTAGACGTACGGATCCAGCTTGAGGAAGCCGAGCCTGAATAGATGCGCGCCGAACCGCTCGTGCGTTTGTTCGACGTAGATGTGAAGATGCGGATGCTCGGCCCTGAGTCGTCGGAACATATTGCCGAAGGCGCCCTTGCCAGGCTCCCTCGCCTCCATGTTCGCCAGGTCTAGGACCGGGGCAAGTTTTTCGTCACCGATGACGCGTGACGTGATGCGAACGTACAGGTGCGCGAAGCCGTGGCAGGTGACCCACGAGTTGTTGGGCCATTTGCTACCGCGCGCCAGGTACTGCTCGATGAACACCCACAGCGTGGGCATGCGTTTAGTCACCGCGTGCCCTCGCTTTCTTGCGAAGCATGCGGCGCGTGCGCTTCCGAAGTCGGTGCATCGCACGCGCCACTGCTTTTGGGACCGTCACTTCGGACGGCACCTCGCATGTTGGGTTGTGATTTTCGTCGAGCCCTTCGCCGCAGAACACGACGCCGCTCCTCGTCACCAGGAACGGCTTGCCGTGCTTTGGGCAAACAAGCGTTGGGTGAATCCAACGGCTCATCGTCTACTCCTCGCGACCGTAGGTGCGGTGCGAGCGGTCTGGCGGGTCGTTGAACTTGAGGCGCTTCGGCGGTGCCTTCGGCGTCTCACCGGTGTGCGGTCCGTCGTGCCCTCGACGCTCCTCGCACCAATCGACTTCGCACATCGGTTTACGCGGTTGCGTCGCGAACGTGTAGAACAGCGTGATCGTCAGGCAGTGGAACTCGCTGTCCGACGATTGGGTGATGATCTTGTCGACCACATCCTTGTCGCTGTTCGTGCGAAGCCAGTCGGTGATCACTTCACCGAGCATCTCGCGGTCGCGCGCCTTGGTTGCTGAGAATACCTTCACGCCTTGGAACTGGTTCATGGCTGTCTCTCCCTGAGTTGTTTGTTTGCTTCACGCGTCAAACGCTGCGCTTCAGTGCACCGCGTTTGGCAGAAGCGATTTCCTGGACAACGAACGCCAGCGAGCGCACCGCATTTGGTGCAATCGATGTCGATCGCCATCGTCTCGGTCACGTTCCGTCCGGCTGCTTGAAGAAACGTCGTGCGTACTTGATGCGCTCGTTCTCGTTCATGAGGTGACCTACGTACCCCTCGAACCTGAACGGACATCCGTGCTCGTTGATCCAGCCGCGCGTGCACGAGAAGCGCTTTTTGCACTTCGGACACTTCTCGTGGAACGGCCAAACGTGCAGCTCGTTCGTGAGCCAATCGAAGACGAGCCACTGCTTCGAGTGCTCCACCATCTCGAACACGATGAGCTTCAGCCCTTCGGCTTTCGCTTTGGCTGCACGCTCCTGCCCTTCGCGCCCTTCGATGATGAACTCGTACGATTCGCGCTCGTCCTTCGCGAGACGCTCAGCGATGTCGATGTCGACGGCTGCTGGTGAACCGCACGTGTAGCGCGGCGCGACGTTGACGTAGTGCGCTCCCATCTACGCCTCCATTTCCAACACGAGCTTTGCAAACGCCTCGACGACGCGCACGGTAGCGTCGTCAGGCTTCTTCATGAAGTCCTCTTCGTGCCAGAAGCCTTCGACGGTACCAGCCTTCTCGTCAGGCATGTCGATGCACACCTTGAACACCGTGTAGGCCCAATTGGGATTCCACGGCACGCGATCACCAGCGTTGCCGACGGTGACCGCGACGCTCGCGAGCGTACCTTCGTGCGTCGCGTGCTCGACTTCAAAGGCAAGCCTCAGCAAAGGCTTCACCGTGGTCCTGACCAGCTTCGCTTCGTAGTCTTCCTGCGCCCCCACCCTAGACCTCCTGACAGTCCGGGTGATTGCACTCACCGCCACCGTTCTCGCAGTCGTGGTCAGCGATCACCGGCTTCTTCGCCATCAGGCGAAGCATCTCGGAACGCCGCATTTCCGGCCTGCGCAGGTCCGACCGTACGTACACCTCTTCGAGATTCGCGAGGAACGCTTCAGCTGCATCGCTGTAGCCTTGCAGGTACGCGTCTCGGATCTTCGCTCGGTCGTTCATCACGTCCTGTTTGGTGAAGCCAGGCGCGTTGTAGGACGGACCTACGCGCTCGGCGAGCAACTTTGCGATGCGGCGCAGCTTGCGAGGGATTGCAATCACAGCTTCCCTCCTTTGCGAGCTGCACGCGCGTTTGCAGCCGCTTCCTTGCTCACCTCTTCAAGCGAGCGCAGGGTGCCGTCAGGCTGCTCGACGAAGCCACACGCGGTGAAGAACCGCTTCGCCTCGAAGCGAGGGTTGTCGCAGGCGAGATGTGCTGCCATGGCGAGCGCCACGAACGCAACGCCAGCGAGCTGCGCCTCAACTTTCGTCTTCGGAAGCATACCGTTTGCGAGCGTCGAGATGTTGTCGTGCGACTGCTTGATCACCTTCGCGATCAGCTCGTAGTCCTTCTTCGTCATGGGCTACAGGGTCCTTTCCGTCGCTGCGATGAACGCATCCTGACCTTCGGTGGCCAGCACATGCTGCAATTGCAGCTTGCGAACGTGGTGCAGCGACTTGCGCCACGTCACTATGTCGTCGTTGAGCATCTCGATGCTGAGGGGGATATCGTTCAACCACGCCTTGGGAAGCACGAACATCGTCGTGACTCCGCAGCGACGCGTCAAACCTGGCTTCGTTTCGATCGCCAGCGACTCCGAGATCGTGAAGAAGAACTCTTCACCGTCCTCGTCGTAGTCCCACGATTCGGCTGCGTCGCGATTGCTACCGTGCAGGTTGAGGTTTGCGAGCACGATGTCTCGCAAGTCGCGTTTGAACTGCGCGAACTGCGACGCTGCATCGTCCGACTTAGGCCACACCAGCGCGTGCGCACGCTGTTGCAACATGATTGCTTCCTTCTTCCCCTTCATTAGTACCGACTCCCTTCACGCCCACCGCTCTCCCAATAGAGCGTGCGGCGGTCCTCGGCTTCCGATTGCGCACGCTCAGCTTCCTGCTTCTCGTACGCTTCGTAGAGCGACTTCAGCGGCTCGTTCTTGCACGCTTTCTCATCGACGACGAGCATCTTGCCGCCGTTGCAGCGCGCCTCGCAGGGGACGTCGTAGTCGCCGCGGAAGTAACCCTCGCGCGACTCCTCGTCCCAATCCTGTTCCCACTCCTCCGCGCTGATGCCGTGACCGTCGACGTTGGGGTTGACGTGCTGCCCCTCGCCGTCGCAGCGGTCGCAGATCTCCCAGCGGGCCGGGAGTTCGATCTCGTCCTCGAAGTCCATCGGCTCGCCGAGCTTCAGGTCTTCGCCGTAGTTCGGCCTTCCGTGTTCTGCAACGTATGCCGCTTCAGCGTCGAGATCGGCCTGCGTCGCCGGACGCTCACGAAACAGCGTGAACTTGATCTTGTGATTACTCATCGTCTGCGCCTTTCTTTTGTGCCGTTGGGTGTCTGAGGATCAGCTCTTGGACGTGGATCAGGAACGCCGTGCGATTGCCCCACGCGAGACCGCGGAAGATCACCGCGAGCGGTTCGGTGAGCTTCACCAGCTCGCGCTGTTTCTCTGCGTTCTGTTGGAGCTTCTCGCGCGCCTGGTTTGCCTTCGTGGTGTCAGCTGCGGCTTCCCACAGCGCGCGGTCCTCCGCGTTGGGCCACAACCGCAGCCACGGCAAACGACCGCCCTTCGGAACGAAGATGACGTGGGAGCCACCTTCCTCCCACGTCTCTGCTTCGATTTGGTAGACGTTGCCGGTGTGCGCCTTCAGCGCGTCCCACGACAGCTCTACCTTGCCGCGCCTACCGTCCACGATCTCGTTGAAGACCGGGACGAGCTTCTTCTTGTCTGTTAGCCGCAGACCGACGCACACCAGCTCGTGCGTGGTCCGCGGCGCTTTCGCTTCCACCATCTTCTACTCCTTCGCCTTGATTGTGAGAGCTACTTCTTCGCCTTCTTCTTCGGTTTGACCTTCGGCTGCGTCTTGATCTCCGTCGCGACGGTTTCGACCACGAACGCAACCTTCACGGCTTCGTACAGCTCAAGGTCGTCGACATCGACACCGTCTTCGTCGACGAGTCCAGAGATGCGGTTCAGAACATCAGCTTTGGACAACAAACGCTCAGCGTGAATCTCTCCGTACTCGCGATCCTCGTACACGATGATGAACGTCGTCGTCATGATTACTTCGCCCCCTTCTTCGACTTCGCCGCGCGACGCTCGCGGTCCTTCTTGTTCTTCGCCTCGCGCTGCTTCTCGGTGAGCGGCTTGCGCTTCTTCGTCTTGCTATTCACGAACTCGCGCAGCTCGTGACGCAGCTCGCGCTTCGCGTCCTTCGCCGTCTCAGGTGGCGCCTTCTCGGTGCTCACCTTCGCCTTCTTCTTCGACTTGGTCTCGACGTCAGCGAGGATCAGACCGCACGCGTCGAACGCTTTCTTGCACGCGTCGAGCGCCAGCACTGCCTCGTCGCTCTCGCCGTCCGAGCTGCGCGACGTGAACAGCTTGACGAACGAGTCCATCACGTCCTTCACCGGACCGTTGATGAAGTTGAGCGTCGCGTTCTTCAGCTGTTCGTCGAGCGACAGCTTCAGCGCGGTGAACGCCGTGCTGATCTCGGTGTCGCGCGTTTGCGCTTCGGCTTTCGCCTTGGCTTCGTCCTTCTTCGCCTTCGCTGCCTTACGCTTCACCGCACCGCTCGCGAGCGCCTCCATCGCGTCGTTCGCCTTGATCGCATCCTTGTTCGTCTTCGCGATCATGTCGATGACGCCATCGCTCGACGGCTTCGCCTTCTTGCTCGCCTTGTACTCGACGTACTGCTCCACCGCCCACCGCTTCGCCTGCTTCTCGCTGCGCTCGCCGTCAGCGTAGACACCCTCGGCACCGAACTTCTTCAGCGCCCACTTCATGGCCTTCTTCGTCGACACCTTCGGCGCCGGCTCGGCGGTGAGGCTCGGCGTGTTTGCGATCAGCTCGGCGAGCTGCTTCTGGACCTTCTTGTTCACCTTCGGCGTGCCAGGCGGTCCGCCAGCGGTCGGGTTGCTGTTCGTGGTGGTGGTCTCGTTCGTGATGATCTCCATGGTCTTCTCCTGCTTCTCCGTATGAGGTTTTGGTCGCTGTTTGCAAAGCTAGTTTAGTGATCGCGGTTCTCGATGAGCATGTCGCCGTCGACTTCGCAGCCGAACAGCTTCTCAGCGCAGTCACGTCCGACGATGAGCGAGTAGGGAGTCGATTTCGTGCCGAGCGTGTTGTCGCCGTACGCGAGGATCGGCACCCAATTGAACGGATTGCGAATCGCGTGACCGCACGCTTGGCACTGCCAGTTCTCACCGCTGTGGAAGAACTTCGACCGATTGTGCAGCGTGCCTTCCGGCCACTCGATGCGCACGCGCCAAACGCGCACCTGCTTCGACTTGCCACCGACGACGATCGTCTCTTCGCGCCACTCACCCTTCATCGGTGGCGATTGGATCGAGCGCATGTCGATGCCGACGTGCTTGCTGAGGTTCTCCATCACCGTCGGTGACAGCGTCTTCATCACGACGGTTTGCTTCGGCCTACTAGCGTCGAGAAGCCTCACCAGCTCGGCGATAGGCGCGAACGCTTTCGCCCACCGCAGCGCCACGCCCCACGCTTCGTAGGTCTCGCGCGGCGCCACCTCGGCGACGTGTTCGAGCTTCTCAGCGAGCGCGATGTTCGACTTCGCCAGCTCGAAGCTACCGAAGCGCATCGCGTGCGCCAGGTACCAACCGCTCGTGCCGGTCTCGCGCGGCTTCTTCGACGGCACCTCGATCTTCTCCAGCAAGTTGCCGTGCGTCGGCACCAGGTCAGGCGAACCGTGCGGCTTCCACGCCTTGGTGTCGACCCACTTCTTCGCGACGTTCTGTTTGTTCAGCGCGCCCTTCACCGAGCGCGACACGCCCTTCTTCCAGCACCCCAACTCCTCGCACTCGACGAGCGCCGGGATGACGAACTGCGCGATCGTGTCGCGCGCCTTGCCGCTGTACCACTCCAGAATGTTCTCGAACCGCATGTGACCGACTCCTTGATTGCAAAACGAGCACGAATGCTCGCAGCTAGGTTGTGGGTTCTTGCAAACCCATTTGCAGGTGAGATCGTGAACGCCGCTTCGCGGTAGCTCGCTCATCTCAGCAATACCTCGGACGCGGTTGCTCACCGCGCTCGCCAGGACGAAGCTCGTAGATATACGCGAAGTCTTCGCCGCGCGGTCGGACGCTGAAGCGGTAGCGCGAGTCAGGCTCGCCGAACATCGCGATGAAGTGCGCACGCGCGCTCTCCAAACGCACGCGCGTCGGCTCGTCGGTGACGATCGGCAAACCGACCGGCACCCACGCCTTGTACTCCTTCGTGTCCTCGTCGTACCAGATCTGACGATGATCGTCGGTGCCGCTCGAAGTGTCGTCGCCTTCGAGCACCTGCGCCTCGAACTCCTGCATCGCCTGGAAAGGGAACGCAGCGCCGGTGAACGTGTAGCTGTCGTACCACCAACCGCCTTCCTCAGCGCCGCCGTAGTGCCGGCTGATTTCGTAAACGCAGAGGAACGCGAGAACAGGCTGCACCTTGCGCTCGCCGTCGACGACGGTCTGCACGTTCTCGGTGATGGTTTCGTGGGGCTGATTGTGATTGCTCATGACCTTCTCCTTCTTCTCCGTTGCGATCGTTTAGTGGTTGATGGCGAAGCCCTGCACGCACGCCGTGTAGGTCTCGACGTCGTTGTACCAGGTCGCCAGCTGGTTCCAGCCGTCGACCGTCGTGCAGACGCGGTCGAAGCCGTTGATGGTCTCGGAGGACACCGAGTAGCCGGGCGCGACCGGCGCGTCGCCGCACTCGGCCTTGATGGTCGCGCGCGCCTCGTCGAGCGACTGCGTCTTGGTGTTGTCGCCGCACGCCGCGATCGTGATGAACAGAGCGATGATGGTCTTCATTTGCGTTCTCCCTATGCCTTGGTTGTGGTTCGGTACGAAACGTACCCTGAGTGCCGCTAGGCTTCCTAGCGACGCTCTAGCTGCGTTTCGTTCAGCCGATCTCGTTCGTGATGCGCAGCGGTCCCTTCGTGCTCAGAAGCCTCGCCAGCGTGCTAGGCCGGATTGGCTTCTCGATGAACCGATCGTGCAGCGCGAGCGCATCGCGATTCGCCGTGAGGAACGTGAAGCGTTCGAGCAACACCTGACGCGAGGACTTGCCGTCGAACGCCGTTTGCCAGTCGTTGAGCATCGCGTCGGTGGTGTTCTTGATCCACGCGAGCACGTCACCACCGGTGCCTTCGGTGAGGTTGTAGTCGCTGATGATGTGGTCGTAGTGGAAGCAGCCGAACGTCGCGAGCGCTGCCTGTAGGTAGCGAATCGCCGTCGGTGCGTCAGCCACGCTCTCCACCACCGTGTGCTCGCCAAACGCACGTTCGAGCGTGCGCTTCACAGCGCGCTGTAGGAACGCGTCGTCTTCGATGTGGAGGATCTTCACGAGCGCACCGCCTTGCCGCTGAGGTAGCGAGCGATGTTCGCCCACGTGCGTTCGATTTGCGCTACGTGGCTCTTGTCGCCATCGCTACCAGCGTCGTGCGCCAGCTCGTGCACGAGCACGCGAAGCGTCTCGAACTCGTCAGCGAGCATCTTGCGCGCGATCTCGATGCGCTCACCGTGGTGGAGGCCGTTGAGGTTCGCATCGCGGAACTCGACGATTGCGATGCGCTTGCGCAGCTTCGTGTCGTACGCGTTCGAGCCATCAAGGAGCGATGCGTTTCCGCAGCTCACCTTGTCGATTGCGTTGAACAGCGCCGCCTTCTCGTCGTGCGTCAGATCGCCGTAGCTGAACTCGCGCAACGTCGAGTTGGCGAACTTGCTCTTGGTGGTCTCCGCGTTGCCGAGATCCTTCTTCAGAATCGCAGCGAGCGCCTCGGAGACGACGACGCCGCGCACACCGAAGTGCTCGACGTCCTGCGACTCGGCGAGCGAGCGGACCGGCACAGCGTTGTCGCCATGCTTCTCCTTGAAACGCTTCACGATCGCAGCGGTGATCTTGGGCGCCGGGAGGCGGTACTCGTTGATGCCCTTCCCTTCCTCGCTGTCAGGCGACTCCACAATGCTGATGTACGAATCGAGCACCTTCGTCGGCTCGATGTTCGCCGCTTCGTTGAGGATGTAGCCCATCTTCGCGCGGCGGTCGTAGTCCGCGATCATCTTCCGATCGCGATCCAGCTCGGCATCCTTGAAGTTGTAGCCGAACCGCGTGTTCGCATCGCAAACGTAGATGCCTTTGCAGTACAGCTTGCCGGCGTTGCGCTCGTGGAGAAGCAGATCGCCGTACCACGTCGACACGATGTGCTTCCTGTTGCTCTCGCGCTTGTCCTTGAGGAACAGGAAGCGGTTGCGGAAGTCCAGCCACTCGCTCTCGATCACGCCGTCGATCTCGACGCGCACGCGCTTCTTCTCTTCGCGTCCAGTCTTGATGTCGAACACGAGCACGTCGGCGTCGTACTTCTCGCTGCGAGCGATCGTCGGCTCCCACACCTCGCCACCGCTGCGGATCGTCACCGAGCGTCCTGCGCGAACCAGCGCGAGCACGCCGAGCTTCAGACCCTCGCCGAACTTGCCGATCAGGTCAGCGCGACCGCCCTTGCTCGTCGTGCCGAACAGGAGCGCTTCGCGCGTCAGCAACGCGCCTTCGTTCTCGATGCGCAGCGTGCCGTTCTTCCAGTCGACGGTCAGCGGTGCGTTGTGCTCCACCTCGGCATCCTTGCCGTTCTGGATCAGCTCGCGGATGCCTTCCCACACGCCCCACTCCGGGAGGTACTTCACGTTGATGCTCAGCTCGAATTTCGACATGGTCTTTCTCCTCTGTCCCTATTTGGTTGTCGATGCGAAGCGCACCCTGATAGCGCCGATTGCTCGGCACCATCTAGCTACGTTTCAGCGAAACGGTGAAATGTAAACGGTGGTGGTGTAGCTCAGCGGATGCGAGACGCATTTGTTACCGTTCCTCGCAAAGACCGAGAACGGAATCACCGCGTAGAGCGTGCCTTCTCTGCTCTTGAGCTTGTAACCGATGCGCCCTGCTAGCATGCGCTCGTCATGCGAGCCCTTGCGAGGGATGACGCTACATGATTCATTGCCAGCGTTGAACGCACGCACAAACGCACGTTGCTGTGCAGGCGTCAGGTTCGTCCATTTGCGTTTGCCGTGGAATGGAAGGTTCATTTTAGCCCTCACGCTCGCGGAACCACCTCGCCACCTTCGGCGATGATGCTCGCTTCCAGCTGCGCGATCAGCTCGCTGTGGTACTCGATCTTGCCGCGAATCTTCGCGACCAGCGCCTCGAACTTGTACATCTTGTGCGGCGGAACGCGTTTGCGATTCCGAAGCACAGCGTTCAGCGTGCGTCGCAGCTCGTTGCCTTTCGCAACCGCCTCTTGGTACGCCACCGCTAGGTCGATGTCTTCGTCTTCCATGTTTCACCTCCTTTCAGAAGCTAAAGCGCGATTGTTGAGAACGTCGTTTACGACGTCAGGGATCGATCGCTTCGCCAAACGTTCGATCATGATGCGTAGCTCGTTCGGCTTGAAGTCTCGCAGCACGAACTCCTTACCGTGGAGCTTCAGCACTTCCTGAATCGCCGCGAAGTGCGACATCGCATTTGGCTCGATAGGCGTCATACGATGTCCTCCACGAACGATTTGTAGCCTTCACCATCGACGTCGACGAGATCGTACAGCGCGCCGAACTCGCCGTTTGCGACAGGCTTCGCGATTGCGACCGTGCCGCTCAGCTTCACCTTCGTCGTAGCGCTGTTGTAGTCCGCAGCGAGGGTGACGTTCTTGCCCTGCGCCCACGCGTGGTCAGCATTCATCGCGAGGATGAAGAACGTCGGCGTGCCACGCGAGGACGTCCAACCATCGCGCGTCGTGATGACCTGCATCTGCACCTGCCACATGCGGATCCGCATGCCTAGCTTGCTCTCGCAGTAGATGCAGTGAGCCATCGGTGCGCCGCGGTCGTTGATGAAGTCGCCCTGCGTGCGCGTTTGGTTGCAGGACAGACAGAGACGAGGATCGATGCTGATGCTGAGGTTGCTCATCGCTTGCACTCCGTGTAGCCGTCGAACCACTTGCCGTACAGCTTCGTGCGGCGCTTGCCTGCGGACTTGGTGCACGTCGACGACGACGTCTCCGGGTCGTTGCAATGGGCCTGCGCCTCTTCGAGCGTGATGCCAGTCTTGATCGTGACCTTGCGGTTGCTGTTGAAGAAGTGACGGATGATTTTGTACGCCATGGTCCTAGCCCTCCTTGGATTGGTCAGCGCCGCAGTTGCGGCAACGATAGTGTTTGCGATTGCCGAGCGTACCGAGCGACGTCAGCTCGCCACCGCACGCGCCGCAGGGTGGCGTCTCGTCGTCTTCCGCGATGATTTCGTCCACGATCGCGTCCGTGATCTTCGCCTGTTCGAGCGTGTCGTTCGTGCACGCGATGAACGTGTCGTGGTTGAGTCCGCTGCGATGCGACGCGATGACTCGCTGGTTCGCATCCATCACGACGAACGTGTAATCGCTGCCGTACACGATTTGCAGCTCGGTGCGCAGCCGCTCGATCGCTTCCGCCACCGTGCGCTTGGTCGGTTCGCCTGCCTTGCTGAAGCGTGCAGGCTCAACCTTGGGACCCTTCGGTCCGAACTTCTTTTGGAGCATGTTGAAGTGCTCCGTACGTTCGACCGTCGCTTCGATCTGACGTGCTGCGTTCTGTTCGTTCGCCGCTTGCTCGCGCTGCGGCGTATGCTTCCCACGCTTCGTCTTCTTCACCATCTGAACCATCCCTTGTTTTGGTTGCCGTTTTATCGCGTTCTGTCCCCTATACGGCTTCAGAATCCCAGGAAAAAAGAAAAAAGTTTCCCTGTGGAAACAGGAACTTGGGCGCAACTGTCTCGGCCGTTTGCTGGAAATCGGCCGTTTCAGTCTTCGATCCAGCCAACGCGGCGCGCGACCTTCTCAGCCCACGCAGCGTTTACATCGAGCGCCTTGGTTCGCGCGATCAGCTCGCCGATCTCACGCGTGCTGAGATCATCGATGTCGACCTTCGCACCGAGCTTCACAGCTCGCACGCGAACGAACTGAGCTAGCCGCTCAGCGAGCGCCACGCTCTTGTCGTAGCCGCCTTTCCCTGGCGCATGGTCCGCATCGCGGTCCCAAATGATGACGACTTCCTTCGCGTCCGACTTCATCACCAGCTCTAGCTGAGACGCGCTGAGGTTCTTGCCGAACGTTCCAGCTGCGCATCGCCCAAGCTTGATCACCGCCCACGGTGACTCCACGAGCACGAGCCGATTCGCTTCGCGTGCCTCATCGTAGTTGTAGAGCACGCGCGACATCTTCGCGCCCTTCGCGTGCTTCGTCTTCTTCAGCCGCTTGTGCTCGTCATCGCCACCGCAGATCGAGCACGGTAGCTCGTGCGCCGTGCACACCGGTGGCTTCTTCTTCATGTAGCGCGCTTGAAAGCCAACCAGGCGTTGCTCGAAGTAGACCGGCGCGATGAGCCTGTTCTCGTAGTAGCCGCTCTTGCAGTAGCCCAAACGAAAGCGCATCGCTCGATCGACGCTGATGCCACGCTCGGCGACGTAGGGCGGGTAGCGACGCTCGTCGATGCGGATGAACTCGCGCGGCAATTGGATCGTCGGCACTGGCGCCTCGTCCTTGTCTTCGTCGTCATCCAGCTCGGCGAGCGTCTTCTCCATCGCGCCGATGAAGTCCGCGTCAGCTGAGGTGCCGCCTTCGGCGAGTCGTCGAACCGCATCGAGCCATTCGACGTCTTCGAGCCATTCGATCAGCGACAAACACGTGCGCCCTGCGCCCCCACCTTCTTCCTGATCGTTGCAGTAGTAACAGATCCACGTGCCGCGAGGCTTCGTCTCTCCGCGCTCGTCGCGCTTGTCCTGCATCAGCACGTACAGCTTGTCGTCGCGCTCGCACTGCGGACAGTGCATCACCGCGTTCTCCCCGACCATCTTGAAGTCGTACTGTTCGATGTACGTTTGCAAATCGAACCGCTTCTCAAGACGGCGGAGGTTGAGGTTCATGGCGGCGGATAGTTGCTGGCGAGATGACAGTCGCAGCGCTTCGAGTGATCGTGCGCCTTCGCGCAATGGCTCGCGTGCGTTCCAGCTGCAAGCTCGCCAGTCGTCATGTTCACCTTCACCGCACCGGTCTCGCCGCTCAAACCGGTCTTCACCGTCATCCTCTTCAGCTCGTCCTCAGCTTGCTTGCGTGCCTTCTCTACGAGCGCTTGGCTCTCGTAGTGCTTCGAGCGATCTTCGATCGCCTTCACGAACTTGATCACCTGCGCGAGCTTCGCCTTGCCGTCCTCATCGGCGATCTTGTCCGCTTGCTCCAAGATCTGCGTCACGACACCGACAAGCGGAATCAGGAACTGTCGATGGAATTGCGACACCTCGCGCACGTACGTTTGCAGCAAGCCGTAATCGGCGGTGTCCTTGCCTGCATCCTTCAGCGTCGTGTACGCAGCTTCGAGCGCCTTCTTCTTTCCAGCCAGCTCGATCCGCATGTCCTCCATTGCGCGCGACTCTTCGCGCTCCTCACGCTCGAACATCCACGCTGCGAGTGCGTGAAGGTTGCCAGCAAGGAACGTCTTCACCTCATCGGCCGTGTACGCGCCCTTTCCTTCCCAGCTTTCGAGCGTCTGCTTGATGTACGCGTCGACGGGTGCCCACTGCGCCGTCTCGCGCTTGGTCTCCTCGGTTAACGAGTCCTTCGTTTGTGCGTGTGATGTCATTTTCTTTCTTCTCCTTTGCAAAGAACTCGCTGACGAGTTTTTCCTGGTATGGGTACAGCTTCGGTTTTGGCTTCGGTGCGTACTCTGCGTACAGCTTGTTGATCCGCTCCACCATCTCGGTAGCCGCTTCTTCAACAGCTGACTTCGACGTGAACTTGACGTAGTGGTACGGCGGAAGCGGAGGCAAGCCGCGTGGCCCCATCACCATCGGCGCCATCGGTTTCAGCGACCTGAACGAGATCGGCGCTACCACCACTTCCGTGAGCCTGCGCTCCACCTCTTTGTAGTCACCAAACATCGTGCGGCGACTGATGACGGTGTACTCGCGTCCGTCGATCGTTTGGATCGACGATCGATCTACGCCTTCCCACGGCGACGGTTCAGGCGGCACGTCGATGAGACTGACCGGTGCCTTGTTGCGTCGCAACGGAAAGCACGTACGCGTGAAGCGCTTCGCTTCCTCATCAGCGCGACGTTTCGCATCGACGATTGCTTCGACTCGTTTGTTCCAAACGCCCTTGACGCTCATACGACTTCCACCTTGTCGACGTCCACGAAGATGATCGAACGCTTCGGTCCTGGCACGTACCGCAACGGCGTTCCGTACATGACCTGCGTCCACTTGATCGTGTCAGTCGCCATCGTCGGGTCCGCAACAACGCGGATGTCGCCGTGGTCCGTCTTGATCACGAAGCCGCGCTCGTACGCGCGACGTTGCCAAATCGACTTGAGGCTCACGACACGAGCATCCTGCGACGCCACACTTGCGTCGCTTCCTCGTGTGCACCGAAGCCAGGCGTGCCGCAGTTCGGTAGCGTCGCCCACGTGAGCGTGTCACCAACCCAAAGCGGAACGTGCACAAACGAACCGTGCACGTACATCTCGCCGTTGAAGTGAATCGACAATGGCTTCCCCTCGCTAAGCAGCCGCTCGGCTCTCTCGCGATGATCGTCGTGCATCCACAGCTTTGGATCTGAGCTTCGGTCTTCGGTGTGGTTCATGGCCGGAATCTCTGTTGATACACCTCACCAATTCGTAGTCAAGCTTCACGTTGAACTCCATGTGCGCGCGACCACCACGAACCTTCATCGAGTAGATGCGCGCTTTCTCGCGAAGCTGTTCCTGTTCCGTCTGGCAGATCGCGAGCAACAGGTCCGAGTGCATCGCTGGCTTGAACGACTCGGCGAGATCTTTCATCGTCACGAGCTTCTTGCCCATCGACGAACGGTTGCCTTGGTGCGCCGTCCACACGAGAAGCTTCAGCCGCTGCGCCATCGAGCGCAGCTCGACGTAGATGCTTCCGACTTCCTCGTAACGGCTGTCGTCAGATCGCGAGCGACCATCAGCGGTCTCACCGTCAGGTAGCAGCAAGCCAGCGTAGTCGATGAACACGACGTCCGGGTAGAAGCCCTTCCGTTCGAGCATCTTGATGTGCCGCTCGATCTGCGACACCTTCGTGACGCCCATCGGAAACTCTTTGACCACCAACATCTCTTGGCCAAAGCGTTTGCGCAGCTTGCGCCAGTAGCGGCGCACCTTCCGACAGTTCTTGCGCGACTCCAGCTCGTTGATGTTGATGCCGGTGAACGCGGAGTCCAAACGGTCTTCGATCGTCTCGTCGTTCTCTTCGAGCGAAACAAATAGCACGCGTTTGTGCGACAGCAACACCGCTTGCTTCGCCAGGTGGCAGAGCATCATCGTCTTGCCGGTGTGCGGCGGTGCAACCACCGCAGCGAGCTGCTTGCGACGTGGCCCACCGGCTTTGATGTAGCCGTCGACTTCGAGCCCTGTCGCAATGCCGTCAGGCACCCAATCGCGACGTCGCTTGAAGCGCTCGTTGCGATCGTCGCCCATGAAGTGCCCCACCCCACCCTCGCTCGGGGGCTGGATGTCGAGCACGCGCTGCATTGCGATGTCGTACTTGTCGACGTCGTTGTTCTTCACCAACTCGGTCGCGTCGTTCAGCATGACGTCCTTCAACGTCTGCGTCTTGACGAACCGGTACAGCTCTCGCTTGATGTAGCTGCGATCGGTGACTGGCTTGCGCATCTTCGCGACGAGCGCGTTCACCACCGCTTTGTCGCGTCGACGGATCAGGCGACCAGAATTGTAGGCGTGCTTCGCTTCGATCTTCAGCGCAGCGCGCGTGATACCGCTCGCGTACTTCTTCGCGTAGCCGACGATGCGATCGACGAACCACGAATGCACGTTGTTCTCGAACAGCTGCGGCGTCAGATGGAACACGCCGAACTGCATGCACCAATCAGGATCCTGGTAGAGCGTGCGGACGATGCGTTCTTGGAAGCTGTGGTCGTACGTCAGCTTCGTGCGCTCTTTGCGCTCGCGCGTCTTCATCGCACGCACCTGCGCCAATGCCAGCGCATGAACAGGCTCATTGGCTTCTGATGAAGTCGCACGTGAAAACCTTCATGATCGAGGTAAACGATGTCCAACGGCACGAGCCAAATGCGACCCTCGTTCGCAGTGTCGTGCATCACCACCGCAACCTGGTTTCGTCCAGGCTGTACAAAGCGCCAGCTAGCCATTTGCCAAGCGCCGTCTCCAATCTTGCGTGCACTGCTCGTCAAAAGCCTGCTTCGTGTGCTCGCCGTTCTTCCAGAAGAACAGCCACACGCGCTTCTGCTTCGGTCGCAAACGCGGATCGATCTCGACGTAGTCAACGATCACGCCGTCAGACTGACGAAGCCGTGTCTCGTTGAAGTCGTCGACCCACGTCCCACGCTCGGCGAGCTTCTCAATCGAAGCACGCTCGCTCACGACATCGCCTCGGATCGACGCCTGCGCACGAGCTGATAGATGCCCTTGCTCTTGAGAAACGGAATCGAGAACTCCTCTGGCTTCTCGACGAGCACATCCGTTTCAGGCAAACGCAGCGAGCGCATCAGCGCCTTGAGGTTGCGCTCGTCGAGCGTGAAGCTTCCGCGCACCACCTTCCGCTCCTTGCGCTCGTCGCGATAGTCCTCTTGCTCTCGCTCCGATCGCCATTGCGCGTATCGCGCTTGCGCGTTCAAGCCGAACAGCTGCGACGGTTGCGGCACGATGCGTTTGCCGAGGAACCGCGTGAACTCCTCGAACATCACGAACTGCGCCTCGATGAAGTCACGCGGCCGAGCGCCAACGCCAGCGCATGACATGCTCGCTTTCTGAAAGCACGTCTGCACCTTGTCCGGTTGCGAGTCGAGCGTGTCGAAGTGCGAATTGTCGAGCGTCCCAAGGAATGACGTCTCTGCCATCAGCTTCGCGTGGTAGTGCTTGAACAGCTTCCTTGCGAGCGGCTTTAGCTGGCTTGCTTCCATCTCCTCTGACTCCTGCTTCTTCTGTTTTCGCGTTCGGGTCTTCTTCGACGACATCGAAGCCTTCCCCTGTGTAGATGTCGAACCGTTCGAGCGCATGCTTCGCCAACCAGTGATGCGTGCAATCGGCGAAGTCCACCACGTCCACCACGTTTGCACCCTTCTTCTTCCGTCGGATGCTGCGGCCCACTTTCTGAAGCACTGCACGCAGGCTCTTGCCACCGTCAGCGACGATGAGCGCGTTGATGCCGTTCACGCTGAAGCCTTCATCGAAGATGTTCGAGCCGACGAGCACGACGCCGTTCGACTCCTGGAACCACTCGACGATTTGATCGCGCTCGCTACCAGGCATCTTGCCGTGCGCGAACTCCACCGGCACCTTCTTCGCCGCGATGAACTGCCGGATCGTCGAGCCTTGCTGAAGGATGCGCATCAGCACGAGCACGTTCTTGCCTTGCTTCGCGTAGCGCACCGCTTCACGCGCGATGATGCGATTGCGCAGCTCGTTCTCGACGATACCGGCTTTCATCACCGAGTCCCACGATTCATCGTCGAGCGCGTCCTTACCTTCGAGATCCGGCTCGTCGATCGTGATGAGCCGTACGCGTGGCTTCGCGCTCACGCCGAGCTTGATGAGATCGTCGTTCCTGATCTCGCAGAGCACCGGCCCTGCGGCTGCTTCGACCATCAGATCGTTGTCGCCGTTGAACGGCGTGCCGCTCATCAGGTAGCGATACTGCGCATTCGAGCACGCGGACATGAGGCGGTACCACGTGTTCGCTTTGGCGTGATGGCCTTCATCGAGGAACACGCACTCCACCGTCTTGAGGTACTTGCGCAGGATCGCGTTTCGTTTCTTACCGCGCGCTGACTTCGCTTTGCGCGCAGGCGTGATGCTGTTGATGATCGCGATCGTGATGTCCTTCGGCTCGAAGCGACCGCCACCAATCACACCGATGTTCTCTGGAATCGTTCCTAGGCGCTCAGCGATGCGCTCGCGCGTTTGCTTCAACAGGATCGCTTTGGGCACCACGAACAACACCGAACGCTCGTGCAGCACCTTGATCAGCGCGGTTGCGATCTCCGTCTTGCCTGCGTTCGTGGCCATGAAGAGGACGCCTGCCTCCCCGGTCAACGCAGCTTTCACAGCGTCCAGCTGGTAGCTATATTCGCCATCCATGCGCACGCCGATGAGCATGTCCGGCTTCAGCTTCGACGTGTCGATCGGTGGGAACACGCCCTTGCGCTTGTCCACCACGCGCACCTTGTAGCCCTTCAGCTTGCTGAGACGCTTCACGCGCGACAGCAAACCCCTCGCGAAAGTGCCTACGCCTGCGAATGTCGGCGAGCGATGGAAGTGATGCTTCTTGCCGTCCCACTTCCCACCGAAGCGGCGGTGACGTGGCGACCATTCGCTGCCCTTCTGTTGCTCGGCGAGCGAATCGTCGAGGTGCTTCAGCAACGCCTTCGGTGCGCCTGTCATTCGACAGCGCACGTTGCTCAGCACTTCGACTGTTACCTTCTCCTTCATCTCGCTCAGCTCGTGACACTACATCGCGCGCATGGTCTTACGACACGCCTCTGACACTTGGAGATCTGCACCGAGATCTGCACCAGGTTCGAGCGTAGGTTCTCGTCGAAGAACTCGCTCTACTCGATGACCGAGCGTGCAGCCACCTTGCAGATCTCTTCCATGTTCAGTTCCTCACCCCACGCCGTTGACCGATACGTGAACTTGAGCGTGCCGATCGTGTCCAACAACCGTTGCACGTAGTAGATGCCCTGTGAGAGTCGAACAACGTCTGCATCCACACCGTACTGTAGAGCTTCCTTAGTTTGAGGTAGGCCAACAGAACCAGGCGTGAACGTAGACGTGAACAGGATGACCTGCGGATCGAACGGCTGCGGACCGTTGCCGTCACCGATGTCGCGCTTGAACGTCATCTGCAACCGCGCACGCGTTCCAACGATGACGGACGATGCCATTACGAACCTCCAACCACGGTGATGCGGCCCTGAATCTCGCCGAGCACCCGGATGTCACCGGTGATGACCTGCGTTGGACGCGGCAAAACAACCTGCGATGCAGACGCGTCTTGCACGCTCACCAGGATCATCGCCGTATCCGCCACAACGACATCGCCAGATGGCGGCACAAACACGTCGTCTGACGTGAGGATGACGAACGCTGATGTGCGACGCAGCGACAAGCTTCACCGGTTGATGATGCGGCAATTGACGCCAGCCGCAGGCGCCAGGCTGAACGCGTAGCTTGCAGCCAACGTGATTTGACCGCCAACCGTCATCGCTCCGATGCGCTTCACTTGACCTGCGAGCGCACCGTCTTCGAGAAGCAGCCACGCATCTTTGTAGTAGTCCGCGGACGCAACCGTGATGTTCGTCGGAATGATCGTCGTGGTAGGTGAACCAGAAGTGAGACCACGAACGATCTGCGGATCGATCACGAAGTTTGCGACAGGGATGACGCCTGCAACGGTGTTGACCGTTGCGTTTGCTGCGACGCTGTACTCCTTGCCGACAGCGAAGCCGTTCGCCGTGGTGAGCACGATCGCCACCTCGTACAAACCGGTCGCTTTGTTCGTCACGACTGGCGAACCTGCACCGATCAGTGTGCCTTGCTGGTAGACCGAGACCGTCGGCAAGCTGTCGGCGTTTGTCGCTGCACCAGTCGCATTCTGCGTCGAGAACAGCAAACGGCGTGTTTCGCCGAGTGCGGCGTATCCCATCATACGTTGCTCCTAACCACCAACGAGCCTAGCGGCGAGGCTGCACGGTTTGTGGTGATGTTGTAAACGAGAGACGCCGTAGCCGTGTGACCGAGGCTTCGAGCTGCGATCGTTGAACCGTCGGTGTAGCTCGCGAAGTAAACGGTGTTGACGTCAGGAACGTTCACCGAGAAACCACCAGCGCCGCCTGTCGTCGTCGTTGACGTGATAAGCCCACCGACATCGCTGTAGATGTTGATCGTGGCGCCGTCAGCCAGAGGCTCGCCTCCAATCAACACGGTCCCGGTGATCGTGGAGCTTGCGATGAGCGGAAAGACGCCAAAGTTCTGAGCGTAGCCGTCCAGAAACAGAGGTGTCGCGTTGTGTCCGCCGAATAGCATTGGTTAGTCCTCGAAGAAGTCCACGACTTGGACGTTCGTGTTGCCCAAACCGGAACCGCCGATGTAGAGGAATTGCAAACACGCGTTGTCAGGAATCGCCGGCATCATGCCGAAGTAAGGCAACGGCTGTCCGCTCATCAAGTACGGAATCGCGCTGACCGCAGGCCATGCAGCGAGCGTCTTGAACAGGTTCACGCCGAAGTTACCTGCGGTGCCTGTCGTCGCGAGCACCGTCACTGACGCCACCGCAGTTACGCCAGTGTCGCCGCTCGCGAGCGAGATCGGAAGAATGCGACGGATGTTGTTCAGACCGGTGCCTCCAAACGCAATCGGCTGCGATGTCTGACCAGCCGTCGGTACCGTGTTGGTGTACGACATCGTCAACGTCGTACCGGTTGCGCCAACCGCCACGTAGAACTCGATTGCAGCCCAAACGCCTGCACCGCTCGTAAAACGCGTCAGCGCAGGGAAGCCGACCGTTTGCGCAGTCGTAACGATGCCGCTCAAACCGCTCATGTGAGCGAGTCGATCGACCAGCAAGAACATACCGACGCCCGGTGTGTTCTGACCGTACGAGATGTCGAAACGCTTCAACCACGCGCGTTGCTCGGTACCAGCCTTGTTCGATTGACCGAGCGCACCAGCTGTCGCATTTGTTGGAATCGCAGCTGCACCTGGCGCAACACCAACCGTAGGACCGCGACCAGCTGTGATCCACTCGCTGACGAGCGGACACGTTTGCGTGCTCTGCGCTGGCGATGTCGCAGCTGCAATCGCTTTGATCTCTTGCGTAGGGTTCAAAAGCTTGTTCAGCAACGCAGCGTAGGTTGAGACAGACATCGGCGCCTCACTTATCCACGAAGGAGAATTGAACCAGCGGTAGTGCTGGGAGCAGAGCTGACGTCGCACCTGCGGATTGCAAACACGACCAAAACAAACACGCACCTGTTTTGATCTCGATGTTGCCAGGCGTGTCGATTGCGCCTTGCCACGAGTCAGGTTGCATTTGCGAAACCGGAAGGTGAAGCAGAGGGTGAACAACCACGACGCTAAACGCGCCTGCGGTTCCTGTGGTTCCTGCAAGCGTTACGCTTGTCACCGACTGCACGCCCCTGTCGCCTGCGGCAAGCGGTAGTTGGATCCAACGCCCTGGATTGAAGAAGCTGGTGCCGCCAATCGTAACAGCTTGCGTCGTGTGCGAAACGCCGTTCTCGTTTGCGTACACCGCAGTCACCGTTGTTCCGGTTGCACCAAGCGCAGCGTTGATCTCGATGAAGATCTGGTTGCCGACATCTAGAGCGCCGGTACTGTCTGCATAGTGCCGCGTCAACGTCGCTGGCGAACCACCGTTGAGGTTTTGCGCTGTCGTGACGATACCGCTGAAGCCACCAGCGTGCATCAGACGATCCATCAACATCCACGATGAGCCGATGTAGCCGCCAGGGAACATCAGCGACGTGAGCCACTTCTGTTTGCCACCAGCCGGATCGGTTTGCATCAAGCTTCCGGCCGTTGCGTTGGTCGGATTTGCAAATGCACCCGGAGCTGCGCCATGGCTCGGCGAACCTTCTGCTTGCCACATCGACAGCTCTTTACCAGCCATCGATGCGGTGGCGTATGCAGCACCACCGAGGCGCAGCTCCTTCCACTGGTGAATCGTCTCCGTCGTCGTGCCTGGCGTACCAGCGACTTCGACGTTGTTCATGACGATGTCGGTAATCGGCAATGCCGCTACCGTGGGAACGAAGATCATGCTGAGGCACGCATCCGTGTCCAGCACCGACATCGCGTGATTGAGCGCGTTGATGATGTGACCGCAGCCTGTCGCGCTCGCAAACGGAATGCACATCAGCGGTCGGAACAGCGTCACGCCGAAGTTACCTGCGGTGCCTGTCGTCGCGAGCACCGTGACGCTCGTGACCGAGCGAACACCCTTGTCGCCTGCGGCGAGCGACATCACCATCACGCGTTGTGCTTCCTGACGACTGGCGCCACCAAACACGATCGGTTGCGTCACCTGACCTGCGGTTCCTTGATCGTTCGTGTAGTTTGCGGTGATCGTGGTAGCTGTAGCGCCAACCGCTGTGTAGATTTCGATCAGCAACAGATTGCCAACACCACCTGTGTTGCGCGTGGGTGCGCCAGGCGAACCACCGTTGACGTTTTGCGCAGTGGTAAGTGTGCCATCGAGACCGCCCATGTGGCCCAAACGATCACCGATGATCAGGTAGCCACCGTTCTGACAACCGGCGATCAGCGAGAGCATCAGCTTCGTACGACCGCCACCAGGATTCGCTTGCTGAAAACCACCAAGCGTTGCACGCGTTGGGTTTGCCCAAACCGTCGGCACCGCCCCGTGAGTCAGAGGTGTTCCCTCGAACTGCCACATCGAGAGTGGCTGACCGATGATCGCGGCTGAAGCCGCAGCGCCTGCAACACGCGGCTCCTTGTGCGAGTAGATCGTCTCCATCGCAACAGCGCCACCATCCGTCATCAACGACGCGATTTGATCCGCCGTCGTGACGAGACCGTTTGACTTCTGCGTGATGAGATCGATTGCGTCTTTGATTGCCGTCATGGTGCTGATCCTGCGACGAGACCGTGGTTGGTCATGAACGTTTGCACTGCGGTTGCGACATTTGGACGAACCGCAGAGATTTGAGCGATCGTGAGCCCACCCCTGACCACTGCGATCACCAAACGCACCACGTCCGTCATGTCGTAGTGCAGCTCTGGAACGATCGGCGTGATGACGTTCACATCACGCGCTGGAATGCGAATGACGAGCGAACCATCTGCCGCTATGAACGGCACGGCTTCAGTGATCAGAACCTCCCTACCACCAGGGATGACGACGTAGGGTCCGTCTTCACGAACGTTCCACTGCATGCGATTGCTCCTTCAGGACAAGCGAAGGATGCCGTTTGCACCCCACGAGACCGTGTAGTTTGAGCCAGCCGTTGTGATCTTTGGATTCAGGTTGACGCTGCAAACGAGCTGTCGCAGCGAATCGGTGTTCGAGCTTTCGATGTAGATGATCGCTGCATCGACAGCACCGCCGGTGAAATTTGCACCTGCCCACAACATGTCAGCTGCATCGAACGTCACGACGTTGTTCACGTCGTCTTCAACGACGCTGATGGTTTGCAATTGCTGACGAAGGTACCCGGTGCCGCTCAGCTCGGACGTGATGTCGGAGACCACACGATGGTCAGGGTTGAACACGTAGCCGCTCGCGACCAACAGCACGCGCAAGTCGGCTGACGACAGATCGAGCTGCTTCGTGGCGAGCTGAAACTTCGCCACGTTGTACGCACCGGTTGTTCCCACGTTACTCGTCCTTTTGCACTTCGATCGCCGCGTTGCTTTGCGTGCTGATGACCTTCTCGATCGACATCACCATGCTATCCTCTTGCTCGAACTCGCTGTCCTCGATCTTGATGAACGGATTCGTTCGAGCACGCGTAGGTCGATTTGCAATTGCGGCGGTGATCGTGCGAGCACGTTCAGCAACGCGCTCACATGAAGCCGTAGCTTCCTGCACAGCATCCTTTGCGTTCTGCGAGAGCGCCATGGAAGCTCCTTTCACTTGACCACCTTGTTGAGAAACTGCTGAAGCATCTCGACCAACGCCTCGCTGGATTCCTTGTTGCCGTTGGCGAGCTTCTCTGCGAGCGCGTTGAACTCGCGCCGGATGTCGTCCTCGCGCTTCTCGCACGACTGACGGATCACGATGAGCTGTTGCGTGTAGCCTTCGAGGATCTCGCGATTGCGTTTCTCGAACAGCTTCTCCAGCGCTTCCTTCTCCGTCTTGCACTGCTCCTTGCACGCCATCAGCTCGGCGGCATGGTTCTTCTCGTTTGCAGCTGCTTCGCGTCGGTCAGCTCGGTTCTCGCGGTAGAGGTAGAAGATGATGTACGCGAACACCACGCACATGATGCCAACGACGCCGTACTGCACCATGTAATCGGTGCCCGACTTCTCGATGGGCGCCGCTTGCGCAAGCGTTACGACAGGGTTCATCGTCGCCTCCGTTTATGCCGACACGACGCCGACAGCTTCCCACGCAGCCGTCGCCGCACTCGATTGCACGGTGAGATCGTGAACCTCACCAGGATCGAACTGGAACGGCTGCGCATCGGTGTGCTTCACCGTGATTTGCGAACCGCCGTTGATGCGGATGAGCAAATCGTTCGTCGCATCGGTGCACCGGATGCGCAGGTTTTTCATGAACGAAGGTGGCTTTTGCGGTGTCGGATACGTCTGAACACCAGCACCAGGGTTCGCGTTTGGGTAGCCCCTACGGTACGCCTGCGGAAACGCAACGCGCGTCTCCGTCGTGGTCGCCGTACCGCCGAATGACATCAGTTTGCCGCTAGCGCTCATTGTGGTCTCCTTTCACTTCAGAGTTTCGCTTCCACAACGAACGGCTGATAGCCGCGCACAGGGAAGGTTTGCTGTCCACCATTTGGGAAGGCGACGATCCATTCGCCGTTGTAAGTGCCAGGCTGCGCCGTGTCGGCTGCAATCCAGGCGTACGTCAATTGACCTTGGTCAGCTGCGAGGATCGTCGCCTGACGAACGATTGCAGTTGCCGGATCGGCGCCCTTCAAGCAGTAGCGAAACTGCACGCCGGTCGCGCCGGTGATTGGAACCATTTGCTGGTTCTCGTCCTGCGTCGTGTACGTGAGGATCGGAAGCGTGTCGCCCTGTTTGATGCGAGTGACGGTTTGTCCGTACGAGACCTTTGGGATTGCAGCGGACACGAACGCCTCCTTAGTGACGCTTGATCTGGATGTTGCTTGTGAACACCGAACCGGCTGTCGGCAACGCGCCAGAGCTTGCGTTGAAGCTGATTGCACTTCCGATGTTGATCTGGAAGAAGTTCACCACCGTGCTCGCGCCATAGATGGCGGTGTTCCCCCACAGCTCGAAACTCCAAACAGCGAAGCTCATGTTGACGCCGAAGCCGTTGACGGCATCAAATGCAGCCGGGTTACCGGACGAGCAATCGAAGTGGTTGTGCGAGATCGACAGCGCGAAGATCGGCAACACCGAGAAGAACTGCATGAACCGAGCGAAGTCGATTGCGATCGCGTTCATGTTGCCTGCGCCAGCAAGCAACGTCATGTGGTTGCCTTCGACCTTGACGAACGACAGCGTTTGCGTGCCAGAGCCAGGTGAAGCGAAGTTGATGATGTGCGAAAGCGAACACGCGTTCGCTGCACCGTTGTCGTACGTCCCACCCCACCGATTGTTCTGGATGAACACGTCGGTGACGGATCCGTAGTTCGCCACCATCAGCATCATGCATCGCGAGCCGTCATCGCCGATCGTGTTGTTGCGGTACACCAAACCACCAATGCCCAATTCCACCGTTGCGCGATCGTGCGAGTTCAGCTCCAACATGTACACGCCAACACGTGCCGTTCCTGACGAGCTGCTCATCAGGTTCGTAGCGGTGTTGTTCTGGAACACGACAGACGTGACCGTCACGACGTCCAGCTCGAAGCAGCGCGAGTAGACGCTTGCGCCACCAGCCCACGCGATGTTCTGGAAGCCGTTCACCTCGTTGTTCTGGATCACGCACTTCGTGAGCTTCGTGTTTGCTTGCACCGCGAAGCACGCGATGTCCGTCGTCGTGTGAAACACGCCCTCGAAGTAACAGCTGTCGACACGAAGCTCGTTGATCGTCAAACCACCAACGAGAATCGGCCGCCCCGCGATCGTCGGCATGAAACGACAACGCGTGATTTCAATCGTGCCTTGGTTGCTCGTGACACTTCCAAGCGTCGAACCTGTCCCGAAGAACGTGACGTCTTGGAACGCGATGTCAGGGTACGCGCCGGCGAGCGTGACGCCTACGATCCTGCTGTGACGCACCTTGATTGGCCCTGTACCGCTGTAGCCTGATGCGCTGAACGCAACCGTCGACGCTTTCAATTGCTCGACGTTCGAGATGTCGAGATTGCCTGCGGTCGACAGGAAAAACGTCGGAACCGACGTCGTGTTGTAGATGTTCCTGAAACGCCGACCGACGATGTTCGCCACCGTCGAGTTGTCAGACGAAGCGCACGTAAAACAACCGACACCAGCGGTAGCTCCGGTTTGCGTTCCGAAGTCCGCAAACGTCAAATCGGTGAAGTCCAAATCGGCGCGCATGTCGCCAAATTGAAACCACGCCATATCAGCGCTACCAGCGGTGAAGTTGCACTTCTTCACCGCCCAACGCTGACACTGGCTTGTCGCGCGAATCAGCATGCCGTTTGCGGTACCGCTCGTGACAGACACGAGCGCGTTGCAGCGCTCGAAATGGACGTCGCTCACCGTCGTACCGGTGATGAAGGCCCCTGTGTCCGCGGCACCGGCCTTGTCGATGTAGCAATCGACGAACTTCAGGTACGAACCTGCACCAGTTGCCGCAGCGATGATTGCGTTCTGCACCCACCGGATGTGCACGTTCTGGAAGATGAGTGCACCGGTGCTTCCTGCGGTGATCGATTCACCGGTGGCGAAGTTGAGTTGTGGGAAGTTGTTCGGCGTGTTCGTGTGGTCGCCAATGATGACGACGGTCTTCGCCGTAGGCGCATTGCACGTGACGCCACCCCAATTGGTGAGCTGCACACCACGCTTGATGATGATCGTGCCACCTTGTGCTGGGAGCGACGCAAACGCTGCATCCATCAACAGCTTGCTGTTTGCATACGCGTTCGTGTTGAAGTCGCCAAACACCGTCGTGCCGTTGCCGATGATGACGTACCCGAGCGCTTGGCGGAACGTCTTGTCGATACCGCCAGAGAGCGACGCGACGTTGTACGCACCCCAATTGTTGCCGTCCGCAGGCGTGATGAAGTCACTACCCTTGAACATCGCGTTGCCCACTGCGTAGAGCGCAGCGTTGATCAGCTCGCGCAATGTGTTCTGCGAACCGGTAACCGTCGTCTTGACCGTCGTCGTGCCGCTGTCAGTTTGCGGAACGCTCGCAGGCGTGCGCACCGTTTCGAGCGTGTTCGTACCAGGCGTGAACGTGACGACACCACCGGTGTTCGTTGCGATACCGAGGAACAGAAGCGGACGCGTGATGCCTGCAACCGCATCCTGCGCCACAACGCTTCCGAGCGTTCCTGCACGCACGTAGAGCCCAACCGTTTGGCGAAGCGCCACGTTGATCGCGCTCGCGAACTCGTTGAACGGGCCGGTTGCAGGAAGGAAGCGACGCACCTGCGTGTTCTCGGAGACGTCGCTGACGTACGCATACACCTGTTGGCTCGCACCACCAGCTGGGATCGTGATCGAGAGCGCGGTACCGTTCGGCTTGATGAGCATGCCGCCGTTCGCATCGAGACCAACGAACGTCGTGGAGTCGAGACGAAACAAGCCGTCCGAACCGGTCGTGGGATTCGCCGTCATGCTTCCGAGCCAGCGCTCACCGACAGCTGCACCAGCTGTCGCCTTCGGTGTCGCTGCGAGCGAGCGGTTCGCCGCTTCGACTGCGAGCTGACCGACCAACGCCATCGCGGCGTAGTCGACCAGATCCAACCGCATGTTGGATTGACCAACCGGTCGCGTCGCTGTGGTCTTATCGCCTGTCGCCATGATCGCTCCTTACAGAATCTCGCTGCGCAAGCTGACGCCCGCAGCTCGCACAAAGTTGTTCATGTAGAACTCAAAGATATCAAGCCGGGCCTTACCGAACAAGTAAACCAAATCGTTGTGCGGAGGATTCGTACCGTCCGCTGTCACCGTCGCGTCGCTCATCATGTAATCGCCAGGGTTGAAGCTGTTCGCGCTTGGGATGTCGATGAAGAACGGATAGCTGTCACCAGTCGGTACCGTCGATGCGCTCAACACAAACGTGTTCGTCTGCGTTCCGAGGTTGTAGCTAGACGAGCTAATCGTGTACGTCTGCCAGGCACCAGTAAAGAACACGTAGATCGTGAAGCCTGTCAGGTTGCTTCCTGAAACTGCGAGGCGCGCATCTGATCCAACGTTGGTGATCGTGTTCGTCGGTCCTGTCACCGCTCCTGTGGTTCCAGGGTAGCCGTGCATGTAGCTAGCGGTTTCTGTGTTTCCAGCGATGAGCCCAATCGGACACTCGAAGATGATCTCGTTTGGGTTCACCTCGTAGATCTGCCACGTGTGTCCGTACTGCGTTTGCACCACCGCTTGCGTACCGAAGATCACCTCAGCGAGCTTGTACGTCACGAGCAACGGCGTCTTCGGAAGCCACGCGAGCACAGGGACGATGCGCCGGAACAGCTCGTCGTCGAACGGCGATTGCGGAGGACGAGGTACGCCGTAGTTCGAGCCAAGGTCCGTGAGGAACTTGCCGCTCGCCGTGTTCACGAACATCGAATCGCGCGCCTGATCGATCGCGCTGCGATCCTGCACGTTCGACATGTTGACAGGCCCAACGAGAGCGGTTTGCGCTGGAATCGTGTGCGCAGCGTTTGTGACATCAGGCGACGTCACGCGCAGCAAACGCGACTTCGAGTTGATCGCCGCTTCGAGCGTCGCAACCGTGACACCGCCACCGCCCAAACCGATGAGCACCCCGACGTTGCCGGTCGCGGTCTGCCACGAGTTCAGGTTCGTGTCCCAATACTGGTTGTCGTTCACCGTGATGCCGTTTGGCGCTGGCGCACCTGCGAGCACTGCAATCGAGAACGACACCGTGGTGAGCGCTGTCGTCGTCATCACCGCGGTCCAAACGACGCCACCGCTCACGCTCAAATCGGCACCAGTTGGAACCGTCGGTCCAGGCGGTTTGCCGTTCGTAGCGTTCTGCGACAGCCCTGCGGTCGTGTTGATGATGCCAGGCCCACTCAGAAGCAGCGACGTCTCGCCGAGGAAGTTGCGTTTGCCGAACAGACCGCCGATGAAGTTGTCGCGCTCGCCACATGCTGTGAGCGCAGCTGCGAGAACGCCATCCTTCGTTCGCTTGAACGAAGGCGGCAAACCTTGAAGCAGCTGGTAGACCTTGTACAGATCCTTGACGTCGGTTGAAGCTGTCATCACACCACCTGCACGTCAGTCGTGTTCATGCGCGCGATTTGTCCGTCAGGTACCTGCACGTTTGCCGTCGGCGAGATGACGCGACAATCGGTGACGCCGTTGAGGTTCTTCACGAGACGCATAATCTCGGAGATGAGCACTTGCTGACCGATGCCGAGACCGTTCACGTACGATTGCACCACGCTCTGCACCGTCGACGCGAGATCTGCATCGGTGAGTCCTGACGCCGTGATGATCTGGATGACGATCGTCGGCGTGATGACCGTCGGTGCGGTGACGAGGCACGACGTACCGAGCGCTTTGATGCCAGGGTAGTCTTGCAGGTCCGTGCGGTCGCCGTTCACCAAACGCTGCGCGTACGCAGCGAGACCGCGCGAGTAAACGTACGCACCAACCGCGGTCGCGTTGTCATCCGCTGCGATGATCGATTGATGCTGCGCGAGCGGAACGACCAGCTCCAAATCACCCGTGGACGAGTTGAACACGTAGTCCGTTTCCGGCACGAGCGGCGCAGCGGAGACGCGCAAATCGAACACCGCGTACTGACCGAGCGCTGGCGTTGCGCCACCAGCTGTCACGGTCAAACGGATCGCCGTGTTGCTGGTGACCGGATAGAACTGCCCATCGGTAGCCTTCACCGTGAAACCTGCCCACTGGTTCACCGTCCAGCCTTGCGTCGAATCTTCGATGAAGTTTGCACCGGTGAGCGTCGACACGTTCGACGCTCCTGGATCGCTCTTGTACAAACGCGGCGTGACCTGCGCCGTCGGTGCGAGCACTTCCTGGAACGGACCGTAGTCCGGTAGGTGAGCGCGCTTGTCGTTCGTGCGCGCATCGTTGATCAGGATGATTCGTCCAGGCTTCACCTGGTAGTCGATCGCGAACGTCGTGCTGCCATCGGTGACGTACAGCAACGATTGGCCTGGCGCGACAGGCTCCACCGTTTGCGCGAACGAGATGATCAGATTCGTGAACGGATCCTGCTGTCCGGCCGTCAGCGTTTCGATCGCGAGCGCTGTCGCACGCGACAGGCTCTGAATGAAGTTGGAGATGCGCGTGTTGTACGACGCGTCGTCTTCACGATCGCGACCGCGCACCGCTGCGTTCGGATTCGTCACCGTCGCGTTTGCGAACGGAGGCGACTGCCATTGCGTGATCGTGTTTGCACCAACGCGCGTCGTAGAACCAACGCCGTCAGACTCGACAGCAATCGGATCGGACGCATAGTCGCCGTCCATCAGCGTACCCGCTGCGGTGGTGCGGAACAGAATCGACGCGGTGGACGTCGTGGCCGGCACGAGGCACGCGCTACCGCTACCGACCGGACGGTCTGACCCGAACGTCGACAACGTCACGTCCGAGCTAGCTGCGTGCGTGAACGTCGCTGCAACACCGAGCGTCAGCGTCGTGCCGACACGTGTGAACGTGCGCAGCTCGCGTCGAACCGTGTCGCGCTCGAAGATGACCGAACCGCTCGAAGGCCACGCGCCTTCGGTGCCTGATTGGATCGACGCTGAGGTACCACCAGCGTTCAATTGCACCGCGAGCACCGAACGCGTCGCAATCGTCTTGACCGTTCCGCCTTGCAGGTGAGGGTTCACCGTTCCGGTTGCAGGCGACACGATTGTGACGACGGCACCAGACAGCGTGAAGAACACCTCTTCCTGGCGCAGCGTTCCAGGCTCCATCATCATCGAGCCAGCCGCAGGCCAATTCGTTGGGTCGCTGATCGAGAACGACGACGACGTTGCAGGTACGTCAGCAACGAGCGTTGCCGAGCGCTGGATCGTTCCATCGCCAACCACGATTGCCGAGATGCTCGTGTTCGCCTGACGTCGCCGCATGTCGGTGAAGACGTCAGCGCCAAAGTCGAGACCGCGACGATCCAAATCGTCGCCAATCGCATTGCCGCGCGAGAACAGATCGAGAAGCTTGCCGATCTGAACGTACTGCTCAGCATCTTGCAGCGAGCACGCTTCGTAGATCGCGCGCAGGATCGAACCGATGTTCAGGTCGATGTCTGGATCGAGCTGCGAACGCGCGGTCGCGAACATCGCAGCGAGGATCTCAGGGAATGTCTTCAGCTGGAACGGCGTAGGCATCGGCTACCTCAGACTGGAATGCGAAGGAAGAAAGTGCGCTGCACTCGGACAGGACGGACGTAGACAGTGAAGTAGAGCGCTCCAGTGTCGTTGTCGTAAACCATCTGCGGCCTTTCGACCGCAGCGATTCGCGGATCCTGCAACAGCGACTGACGAACGTAGAAGACATTCAGCGCGAGAACGTTCGGCTCCAACATCCGGCCGATCACGTTCGACGTGCCGTAAAGCGGATTGGACTTGTTCGAGCCACGCGGCGTTTGCAAAGCGAGCGTGATGGCTTGCTCGAAGTTCTCGATGCCCTCGATCGTGGCTAGGTCCTTCGTCGGACCGAGCAAGATGTCGATCGTGCCATCCGTGTTGATGCCGTTCGACTTCGCGAACACACCCATGATGTCCATGCCGTACGCCGCGTTCTCCGGTGTCACCGGTTTGCGCGACGTGAACAGGATGAGCGACACCGAGAACGTGTCACCGACCACGACAGGATTCGACAGCGCGCGATTGCACGTGAACAGCGTCGTACCGTCACCCTGGTTCGTGTTGTCGGTGATGACGCGCGTCTGACCAGCGTTGCTCCCGGTCAACCACGTCACCGTGAAACCGAGCCACATCTCATCGCGGTACGGCACCTGCGGCGTCGTGATGAGGAATTGCAGCGTAGGGCTGAGCGGAAAAACAGGAACCACTGCAACAGAGCCTGCAAACGAAGGCACAGCGGATTGCACCGGTGCGGCCGAGCTGATCGACGCGGACTCCTCGCTCGCAGGAACGAGGATCTTCTCCGTCCACGCGAGCGTGCCAGGAAGCTTGTTTGCAAGGTCAGAGACGATGAACGGTGGCTTCAGCTGGTTGATGAGCACCAGATCGATGAAGCGGTTTGCATCACCGAGGCATCGCTGCGCAATGTCGAAGATCGTCTCGCCGCTGAGGATGTCCTCGGCACGCATTGCCGTCGTCGACATCATTTGCTCGATGTTGCCGATCAGTGCGAGACCAGCGCTGACCTGCGTCACCTGTTGGCTCGCGTTCGACGTCTCGGTGAGCAACGCCGTCTTCGTGCCGCCGACAGCGAGCGGTGTGGTGTACTTCTGGTTCTCCCTCTGGAAACCGAGCGCGTTTGCACCGAACGTGAGCAAATGGTTGTTCATCAGCCCTTCGGTCACGCCCTGCATTTCGATCTGCCACTCGTTGATGTCCTTCTTGAAGGCATCCGGCGTGACGTCATCCCACGCATCCGACAGCCCTTGGATCGCGCTGTACGTTTGCTTGTAGAGGTTCAGCGCGGTGTCGAGCACAGCTCGCCGAACCGCTGCGATGTCCGAGAAGAATTGCTGCACGGCACCGATTGCGCTGAGGATGCCTTGCAGCTTCAAGCCGACCACGCCGAGCGCGTAGTTGTTGACGAACGCAGCTGCACCGTTCGCCATCTGCGTCATGCGCGTGAGCAAGCTGAGCTGCGACGGATCGAGCGCACCGTTGATCGGGTTCTTCAGCAACGCCGCGCCGTAGTCGCGCGAATCGAGACCACGAATCTTCGCATCCTGACCTTGGTCCTTGTGCTTCAGCTTCAGCTGCGAAGGCATGATCAGGTTGCAACGGATGTTGTAGACGTAGCCGAACCGCGTGCGGTCCATGTCGAACGACTGCGGCTCGACCATCCAGAACTCGTCACCCTTGAAGTCCAGCCAGTGCATTTGCACTGCCTTGCCTTGCTTGCGTTCCAAACCGAATTGCCGGAACAGCTTCCGCAAACGGTAGAACTCGAAGAAGCCGGTTTGGTTCTGTTGCACCGACGGATTCGGCGACGTGATCAGCTCGGTGCCTGTGCTCGACACGTCGATGAGCGATGACGGCTGACGCATGTGCGTCGCGTACGGAGCGACAGGCGGAAGGAAGCCGGTGGTGCCGTGGATCGTCAGCGTCTTCATCACGCCACCGCGCGACTCGATGAACTTACCACCGCCCTGCGTGGGAGCGATAGCCGTAGCGAGCGGCTCTTGCATCGACAGCTGTTGCGGATTGAGGTTGAGCAAATGCAAATCGTCAGGCTGCGGACTGTCGAAACCAGAGCGTCCGCTCTGATTGGGCGCAGCGTTGCCGCTGTAGTCCAGCACTGCCGAGCGATCGAGCAAGAAGCCATACGCAAACGTTTGAGCCACCCAATTGGCGAGTGGCGGCATCTTTACGCTAGGGTCTTCGGTGATGTCAGCCATGGTTTTACTCGTTGGTGACTTTCTTGGACAGGTACGTAGCAGCCGCAGCCTCGAACGCCTGAATCGCAGCAATCGCCGGAACCGTGGCTGCGGTGAGTGCAGTTGCAGCTGCAACCGTGATTGGGTGAATCACCATTGTCGGGTCGCCAGCTGTCGCTGTTCCAAACGCACCGATTGCAGTGACCAGTGCCGTTAGTGCTACGTGTAGCGTGGTCTCAGATGCGCGATAGACATCGAATTCTGGTGCAGGGTGAATTGCCGCTGTGCTCGTGCCGAGCATGACCGCTTGACCGTCCACGACCATGTTCGCGTTTGCAGTCGCCTCGATGTCGCCGTTGTCGCGGAAGTGCATCACCGAACCGCTCTTGTGAACGATGTCGATCGTCTCATCGGCGTTGAGCGTGATCGTGGTGTCGTTGCGCTTGATCTGGTACGTGCCATCCGACTTCGTCTCAATCGACGTACCCTTGTGCGTTTGGAAACGACGCTGCCCTTGCGCTTTCGTCGTACCGTACGAGAGCTGTGGATGTGGAAGCACGTCGGTGATGACCGGCGTGTGCTGCGCACCGTAACTGAACGTCACCGCAACGCGGTCGCCGTCCGATTGTGAGAGCTGATCGATCTTCGGATCGAACGAGGACGATTGCGCACCGATGAGCTTCTGCGCAGGACGGAGCACGTTCTCTTCACCGTCATCCATGCCTGCAACCGAATCGACGCGACGCACGTTGTTATAGATCTGACCGGTGCGCAGATCCTTGACGTCGTACTCGGTGTACTTCTTCGACAGGTTGCCGGTGTCGTCGATGAAATACACCGCGATCACGACGCACTCGACAGGCACGCCCTTCGAGAACGCAGGGTACTTGCCGGCTACCCGAGCACCACGGATACCTGCTTGACCGATTCGCCGCCGCGCGATCACGAGTCTCCTTGGTCCGGCGCGAGCTGCGTCGGCTGAACGTCTGGCGCTTGCACGTTCGACGTCGTGAAGATGTCCTCCGACACCACCGTCTCGTACGGATCTGGATCGAGCGAGCGCCCTTCGTTCGTCCAGTACAAGTGCGTTTCCGGCGAATCGCCAACCGTCGACACATCGAGACGCTCCACGCCACGCACGAGATCCACCGTCGTTCGCGACGTGTTCGGTTGCGGCGTGTACGTGTGCGAGACGCGCTGCACGTAGAAGTCAGAGACCTGCACCTTGCCTTTACGCGTGTAGACGAACGTCAAACGCGTTCCAATGCGGATGTCCGGTCGGAACCGCATCGTCATCGTGCCTTCGAGCAAACGCTCGTTGTACGCATACCACGCGGTGACGCACGACATGTAGTAATCGAACGTCGGCTGAAACGACGAGATGAAGCCGTTGTTGTCCGTCTTGTCGTTGACGTACGGATAGATGCTCTCGCCCTCGAACCGACGGATGCCGTGTTGCTCGCACGACAAACGATTGATCGTGGTGCCGAACTGAAGATCCTGCGAGACACCTTCGACCAAGCCAGGGAAGCGCACACGGAAGAAGTTGAGGATGTCGTGCGAGCCACGCTCCAATGCGACGTCGAACACCTCGGTCTCGTAGATGACCGTGGTCGGAAGCATGTAGAACGAGAACGTGTCGTACGGGTACTGGCGGTGCACGAGCGCGATGACGCTGCCTGCACCGTTGCCTGATTGCGGCGAGTGGTTGAAGTCCGCAGCCGCGATCTTGCTCAACAGCTCTGGCTTGTTCTTCGAGTCCTCCAACAGCTCTGGCGCCAGCGTAATCGTGCGCTGAAGCGAGTCGATCTTCTGCTTCTGATCGGTGCCGTCGTCGCCTTGGCCTTTGAGGAATTGCTGTGCGAAGTAGCCAGCGCGTTTGTGAGGCGCGTCGTAGCCGTCGACGAGATCACGCGTGTCGATGAAGAACTCGTTCACCAAACGGTTCGCGTACATGTCACAGAGCTGCCAGAGGTTGCCGGCGTTCTGCAACACCGTGCCTTCAACGACGAGCGCACCCACCATCGGCGTTTGCACGAACGACGACAGATCGATGTACGAGAACAGCGAGATGTCGCGCGTGCCAGGGAAGCGCCACGAGCGAAGCGGACCTGATTGCAGGGCAGGCTCGTCGGACGTCGGCACCTCGGCACCCACCGACGTCGTGACAAAGTTTTGGCGAATCGAGAAGAAGATGGCGAGCATCGTTTGCACGACGAGACTCGGCCCTCCTTGCGCTTGACCTTCGGTGAACGCCTTGACGAACTGCGAGAAGAACTTCTGGATCGTCTTCCCACCAAACGCTTGGTCGTAAACCGTCGGCGTCTCCATCAACACCTTGCCCAAATCGCGCGCCGTCACGTTCACGCGTTCGATCGTCGCACCGCTTCCATCGACCACGCGCGACAAACGAACCGAGTCGACCGACACCATCGCGAGCATCGTCTCCGGTTTGTACTTGTCGGCACGACCGTAGATGATGAGGATGTCTTCCGGCTGCATCAGGTGCGCGTAGTCGCGCTTCGGAAACAGGACGAGGTTGAGTACGCCCGCAGGCGACTCCATGTCCTTGTTCCACGACATCTGCGCCACGTCGCTGTCGCCGTCCGTGATCAGCTCGTTGCCGTTCTCGTACTCGGTGCCGCGCGCTGCAATTGGGAACTTGTTCAGCTCCGTCAGCTGTTGCTTCGCGTTGCCAGCTTGCTGCGCGAGCTGCGCCTGCACCGCGTTTTGCGTGTTCTGCTCTGGATCGAGAACAGGTGGTCCACCTTCCGCGTCACCAGCACCGATGTTCACGCGAAACCACGACGGCTTCATTTGCGCGTTGTACCAAACGACGCGCACATCGCTGTAGCCCTCGATTACTTCCGGGATTTGGACTTGAGGTGTCGTCATGGGAGCTGATCAGGACTCGTGATTGGAACGTCGCCAGGTGCAGCCTTCCGAGCTTGCTGCGCGTACGACTGCGTTTCGTGCTGCACGTCGACACCGTGCTGCGTCTTGTCGACAACGACCACCGTGACCTGGCCACCGCCAGTCTTGATGTTGTTCGCGTTGTCGAGCGCGCGCTGCGCTTGGTACGCGGTGACACCACGCGACGGATCGTCTTGCAGATTCTTGTTCATCGCTTGGTAGTATTCGTTCCACGATTGCGGATTGCGTCCGACCTTCGACACGAACTGATTCAAACCAGCTTCGACGAAGCCTGAACCACCGTGCTCGTACTTCGTCAGGTGCAGCATGTCGGATTGCGACCACTGCAAACCGCGCGCTTTCGCGACCGCGACAGCTTGGATCGCCTTCGACGCGATGAGCTTCTTGCTCATCTCCATCGAGTATTCAGGGTCCGTCGACAAACGACGGAAGTCTTCGTCGGACGTGATGCCGAGTCCGCGCGCTTCCTCACGCGTGAGCTGCGCGTAGCCACGTGCTCCACGCCAATCCTCCAAACCGATACCTGAGTCGCGGCTCTGAATGTTTCCACCAGACTCCATCCTGATCCAATCGTTCACAAACGACGTGTTGTTCTGAACGCTAGCTGGATCGAATGCGCCACCACCTCCACCTGCGCCACCTCCACCACCAACAGCATTGCCAGTGCCGTTTGGAAGGCTATCGAGCCCACCCTGATTGTCAGCCGCAGGAAGGATCTTGGAGCCGAGCGGTCCGAGCACAACGTCACCGATCGCGTCGATCCAATTGCGTGTCGAGTTGCCTGCGCGCGCTTTCGCCGACTCGGCCTTCGCACGCTCTTGCCGGACACGCGTGAGCTTGTCGAGATCCGAGCCAGGCCCATACGCTGTCATTTGGTTGAACGCAGCCATGCCGGACGCTGAATCGACATGACCGAGCGGCCCTGACGCGAGCCGATCCATGATCGCCTTCACCTGCGCACCGTTCATACCAGTGAGCAAACTAAGCTGCATCACGATCGATGCCTTCTGGTTCGCGTCACCCTTCGCGTACGCAGGGATGTACGAACCGAAGTTGTTCTTGATCATGTCCTCGCTGGACACGCCACCAGCTACGTCGAGACCGGTTTGCGTGCGCAGCCACGCTTGCGCGTAGCTCACGCCAGGCTTTCCAAACCCGGCTGCGCGCAGCATCGCCAATTGCGTGTACGGACGATTGCCTTGCGACAGCGCCGTCAGGCTCTGGTTCATCTCGCGCGAGCCAGCGCTGTTGCCCTTGTACTGATCGCCGAGCTGCGAAATGAACTGGAAGCGGTCTGCGATTTCACCGATGTCGGCAACGCCCTTCGTGTTCTGCTCCATCGCTCCGGTGAGCTGATCGAGCACTTCGCCAAAGCGGCCCTTGCCGATGTTCTCCGAGACGGCGAGACCGAACGCGGTGCCGACGATCTTCTCTTCGTTGCCACCTTTGGCGATGTTGGTACCGGATCGCGTCGACGCACCAAACAGGTTGATGAGGTTGCCGCCGAGACCAAAGCCGTTCTCAGCGTTCATCGCTGAGCCCATACCTGCACCAGTTTGACCGGTGCGACGTCCGAGAGCGACCTGCATGTTCACGTAGCGCTCGTAGTCGAAACCACGCCACGCGTTTGCGTCGCCGCTCTGCAAGATCTGGTTTGCGCCCTTCGATCCACCGACCTGGTACGCGCGAAGCGCTGCTTCCGTTCGTGTGTCAGCTGCGTTCAACGCGTCCATCACCAAACCGGTGATCGCGTTCGTCACCGGCGCAGCTTCCGGTGCAATCGCGTTTGCGAGCATCTGACCTGCCTGCAAACCAGACTGCATCGAGCCACCGCCAAACGCGATGCTGCCAGCTGCGCCGATGCCGGTTGCGTAGGCGCGACCGCGCGCAGCTTGACGTTCCTCGTCGCCACCAACACGACGTCGACGCTTGACGTTGCCGTTCTCGTCCAGCTCGACACTGTCACCGTAGCGCGCTCGGTTCTCATCGAAACGACGTGCGCGCGCAACCTCACGCCGATCGCGCTCGACCTTGTTCAGCTCCTTCGCCCACTTCAGTTGCTTCTCCATCTCCTTGGTCTGTTGGACCATCGGAGATTGGCTGAAGCTCTGCCCTGGATTCAAACCGAACACGCCTGCGCCGAAGACGCTTTTCATCGCCTGGCCAGACTTCTTGAAACGCTCCTCCATCGCCTTCGCCATCTCGCCGATGGCTTTGACGAATGCAGGCTCGTCCGGTTCGATTGTGAGTGTCGCGTCAGGTTCGTCAGCCACGTGCTACCTCAATAGGTGTCTTTGAAGCCTCCGACCAAGCTTTCGAGGAACTCGTCACGCTCCAACGGTGGCAATTGCGGAGCGACTTCCTCTTTCAAACGAGCTTCTGCGAGCGCTGGATCCAAACGCTCGGCAACGCGCTTCGAGTATTCCTTGAACCGCTTGAGGAAGTCCTGATCGACACCAACGTCCCAATCGATTTGCGAAGGGTCCTTGCCTTCAGCTAGCTGCTTCTCCCATTCGTCGATGATCGGATCACCAGTTCTGAACTGGATGTTTCCCATGTCGCCGCGTGGGTAGGCTTGCTGCGGATCCTCATCGATGAGGTACATGAAGTGTTCGATCTGAAGCTCCTCTAGCGTGTACTCCTGAAGCAGCGGATCTTTGAGCGGCCTGCGGTAGTGATTGCACCACCACCATTGCAATTGGTCAGCTTGAAGCTTCGCAGCTGCGACCATGCGCAGCTTCTCGAAGTCATTTCTCCACAGCTTTACGAAACGAGTTCACGAAAGCTACGACCTCTGCGTAGCACTTCGCAAGCGGTTCGTTGTCGTACATGTTCTCCGGGTCCCACCACGGAGGCGCTTTCGTCACGCACACCACGCATGTCGCCAGCCACTCGTGCGTCTTCACGGTGGCGTAGTCGAGCGCTGAGATCGGCTTGTCCTGACGGTACTCGGCCATCAACACGCCGATGCGCGCGGACTCGCCGATCGTCGGACGCTTGATCGTGAACTCACCCTCGTGCATGGTCTCGCCGCCCTCGTCGCGAACGACCATGTGGAAGCGCTTCGTGAAGCGCAGCTCTTTGTTCTTCTCGGCACCCTCTGCGGTGACGTCTCGAACTTCCACGTGCTCCTTCTTCTCGTCCTTCTTCTCTTCCGGCTTCTCGTCTGACATCGGCTTCTCCTTCTAGGTTTTGGTTCGTGCTCTCTACGCGACTACGAAACAGCTTCGGCTTTGCTCGGTCCCTACTCGGTTCCTCGCCGACGCTTGACTCAACTACAGCTCACTGGCGAACAACCAGTAGTTCCCAAGGCGCGGAGGCGTTTGCACATCGCCGTGAATGACAGAACCCTTGTGCACCTTCTGTCCACCGTACTGATCGCGGTGATCCGGATCGTCGGAGATGAACACCAGGTTCACAGCCGGTCGCTTGCCTTCACCGAACTCGCGCTCGAATTTCTCGATCGAGTCGTTTGCAATGGCCTTACCGTCCACGTAAGTCGCACCCAACCACCACGTTTCGACAAGAGCATCGTGAGCAACGCGCTTCTCGTCCACGAAGATGATGTGGTCGCCAACCTTGAGTGCCTTCGTCTTATCCATAGCTGTCTCGCTTTCTGCGGCTTCGTTGCCGCGTACAGCGCACGACTCCTTTCGTTTACATCCAAACCAAACGCACGCCGTTCACCTGCGAAGCGGCGTTGATGATGAACGACACCGCCGTCGGATCCAGGCTGATGATGTCGTAGTCCGTCTTGTGCAACAGCACCCCGGTGTCACCGGCGATGCCCTTGAGCTTGAGCACGATGTTGTTGCCGCTCGGCTTCAAGATCATCACCGCCGCAGCTGGCGCACCGGTCGTTGGGATCGCGATGACGTTGTCGCCAGCTGAGAGCGACATCAGGATCTCGCTCGCAGGCGACGTCGGATTGTTCGCCGTCGGTGTCGGCGTCAACGGAAACGTGACGTCTCCAGTGAACTGCACGGTGGTGACTCGTTGCGCGCTCGTCGACATGTTTACCCCTCTACTCTGCTTGACCGTTTGTGACGAAGCCGTGCCAATTGCATCCGCCGTTCAGCTGAACGCTGTGCGACTTCTTGCCTGGCACAAACGACAGATCGTCCAGCGATGTCCCTTGTGGGTTCCAGCGACCAGGCCCTGGCTTCACATCGTCAGGTACCTTGTACTCAAACCAACAAAGCACACCGTGACAACCGGTATGACCTACGTTTGCAAAACACTTCGGACAGAGAAACCAGAGACCATCCGCTTCGGCGAGCGTGTCAACGCGTTGCCAATACTCCACGATGCCTTCGTGGAAGTATTTGACGAAATGCGCTTCCAGCTGACGAAGCGATGGCATCAGTTCCTCACGGCGTCTTGATGACCCAAAACCGAACCTTGCAAAGCATCGAACCGGCCGCACGCACCGCGACGATCTTGAGGATGTCGCCAGCCGCGAAGTCGCGCACCGCAGGATCGATCGTGCCGACGTGAGTCACCGCCTTGTCGACCGCTGCGACAATCGCATCGGTGATTGCCGTACCGCCTGCCTGCGTGATCTGGATCGTGTTGCCAGCGCCTGCAACCGACTTGTTGACGTCGATGCCGATGAGCGTTCCCTTGAACGGCATGATGACCTGGTACGTGTTGGTACCAGCCGCATCCGGGATGTTGACGTCGGCGAAGACAGGAACACCGAACACGATTGGCAACGGCGTTCCCACCGCAGGCGAGAACGACGGAAGCGTGTCGGTGCTGAAGTACGAGCTGTCGATCAGATCGAGAAACAGGTTGGTCTGCGTCTCGACAATCGGCGGTGTGCTACCGGCAGTGACGACACCGGTGAGGATGTTCGTCATGTCCGAGCGTAAACGTGCAGTCATGTCAGTCTCCTTTCGTTACGCGTTGATCTCGGCTTCGTCCTTCATCGTGATCGCGACGAAGGAGACGTTCTGCGCCACGACACCGCGCGCCGTGATGCTGAAGTTTTGCGACGACGGCTTGACGCCCTCGATCACGTACAGCACCTTGCCGCTGTTGCGATCCTGGATGAACACCGTGACAGGCGTCAGTTGCAGGATGCGCTCACCGCGCGTACCGAACTTCGGAAAGATGCCTTGCTCCTTGAGAGAGCCAGGCGCCACATCCGTGCTCGCGCCGCTCGCGACGGTGCGGAAGATGCTCGCGTTGAACGTCACCCGGTAGCCGACCGGAACGTGTTCCTTCACCGCGAGGTTGTCCAGCACCTCGACAGGCTCCATTTGGATCTCCTCGGACCCATCGCAGCCTGATGCGTACGCCACCTGCGTACCGTTGAAGTAGAAGCGCGCACGCGCACCGGAGAAAGTCCGTGTGCCGACGTCGCTGAATGGAAGTTCTGCCGCCATTGCTCAGCTCCTTTCTTTCAGACCGAGAACTGCGCCGGAACGAGCACTGCGGTGTTCAAGATGAAGTTGATGCCGGACGTCGGTTGCACGTTGCCGGACACGTTCAGCACGTCACCGCTCGCAGTGACTTGCAGGTTGCTGAAGCCAGGCGTTTGCACGCCGTTCACGAGGCTGTCGGTGATGACGCCTTGCTGGCGCAAACCGTTCAACACCGAGACAGAGAACGGAATCACCGTCTTGATCTGACCGATGTCCATCGGCCGGCCGGTGTAGCGGTTCTCCAGGTTCGTGCGCCACGTGAACGCGATGTACTTCCAGCACTGGACGATCGTCTCCTCGATGAAGGCGTCGTTGTTGCTCTTGGTGTACGTCGTGATTCCCTTCTCGATCTGGAAACCACGACCCTGCACCGACGTCACCAGGATGATGCCGTTCAGAAGCAGATCGATCACGTCTTGCGTCGTGCTCGGCGACCACGATGCGTCGCTCGCGATTGCGGTCGCGAGGATCAACTTGTGCGTCAGCGGTTCGCCGAGCGGTGCGCCTGCACGCATGCCTGCGAGCACACACGACAGTGACCACTCCGGGAACTGCGTGATGTTGCCGGTGACCGCGCTCTGCCGCGTCAGCTTCTGCGAGCTGATGCAAACGTCCTGGCTGTTCAGGCCCTGCGCCGCGAGGATCAGGTTCGTCTTCGTTCCAGAGAACGACGCCCAACCTTGACGCTCGCTCTTGCCTGCGGTCGCGCTCAGCAACGAACAGTGCGATTGCAAACCGGCGTTGACCGACGCAATCGTGTACGTGCCTTGTGCCGTCGTTGCATCCGCAGATGCGAGCGGCACGACCTGGTTGATGCGAACACCACCGAGAGCGGTGAAGCCGGTCACCCAATCGGCGTTCGCGCTCGTGCCGAGCGTTCCACCAGCGAGAGCCGTGAGCGTGAGCGCAGCGCGAGGACCGGTTTGTCCCTGCGTCAGCACGCACGTGATCAGCTGGCTGTTGTTGTTGATCCAGTCGCTGACGTCGAAGTTGTTCGCCATCAGCGTCAGCGCCGTCGTCTTGATATCGAGCGCGGAGACCGCATCGAGGTTCGCCGGGTTGAATGACAGCGCGTTCGTGATGAGTGCTGTCGCGACGTAAACACCGCCGGCAAAGCCGTTGATGAAGAACAGGATGTCGTTCAGAGAAGCGAAGTTCGCAAACGTGATCGCGAGGTTCTCGCTACCAGGACCAGCGGTAACCGTCGTGGTGAGCGTCGTCGACGTGATCGTGACGGTCGCAGCCGTGCCGGTGCCGTTGTACTTCAGCGTGAACTTGCCGTACTTCGTCGGATCGCCGAACTGCGGCGACGTCTCGACGATCAGGTTGCTCAGCTGATCGAGACCCTGCGAGATGAACGTGCGCAGGTTGCCACCTTGCGATGTCAGCTGCACGTTGATCGAGTTCTGCGACAGCCCCCAATCCTTCGACGTGAACGTGAACGGTGCAGCTGCGAGCGTCGCCTGCGTTCCATTGTTCACCTTGTAGGTGACGATCGTTTGCGCGCCCGCAGGAATGAGATCGTCGTTGCCAGGATTGCAGAGAATCCCTGCGGCTTCGACGATGTCACCGCTGCGATATGCAGCCTTCACAGCTGCGGCGCTGTTGAAGATCTGCACGACACGCGGCTGTCCGCCATCGGCGTTGCCGATGATGCCGACGACACCGATGCCGTTGAGCACGATGCTCTGGAACTGCGATGCGTCGATCTTGGTGTACGCGCCTGGACGCACCAGAACTGCGCCGTTGAAGAGAACTTGACGAGACATGGTTCAGACCTCCTTTGCAGGTTCAGTTGCCGTTGGCGCATCTGCCTCTGGCGCAGCCTTTGGGGGCTTTGGTGTCGTGTGGAAGAACAGGTGGAAGATGTCGTCGAACGCTTCGACGGTCGCCTTTCGCACCTGCGTGTACGCGAGCAACATCGATCGCATGTGGGGTTCGTTGTGGCCGCGAATCGAGAAGTACGCCTCGATTGGAACCGCGTGTTCGTGAGCGTACGTCTCGTGCAGCTTCGCAACCTCTTCGACTTGTGCAGCCGACTTCACGGTCACGAACGTCTCGCCTTGGAACTTCTTCCCAAGGATGACTTCCTCCGTTTGGCGCGTACCCGGTAGCTTGCTGTCAGCCATCTATCCCTCCTACGTAGTGAGCGAGATGTTCGCGCCGTTGAAGGCTGCGGTGATCGAAACGTTCATGCCCCCAATCGTTCCAGTTGGGGAAGTCGGAACGTCGAAGTTGGTGTCGTAGCTGAGCGTGAGCTGCTTCATGTACGCGAACTGCGGAAGCAGATCCTGTCGGTGCTCCAAGTCGCCACCGTTCAGCTTCAGGTTACGCACACCGACGAATTGATCGAAGTCCAGCTTGTTCACGATCAGCAACGCCTTCACGATCGTGTAGAGGTACAGCACCGAGTCCGCGTCGTCGGTCGCGATGTACAAACGCGTGATGCGTGCTTCCGGCACCGACAGCAAGTAGCGCGCTTCCATTGCGAGCGGCCGATCATCCGGCAACGCCTCTGCTTGACCGTACACGTTCGGCGGTAGCGTTTGCGGATTCGACTTCGTGACCTGACTCCCACCGATGTAGAGCGTGCCGCCGAAGTCGCCGAGCACTGCTTCAGCCGTCTTCTCGTTGTCCTCTGCGGACACGACCGCGATCAGCGGAAGCGTCATGTGCTCTTGAGGGAAGTTGATGTCGACGCTGATGTTACCTGTCGTCGCCAGCCACTTCTTGATTTGCAAACGCACGTCGTCACCCCAACGCGCAAACATCTCATCGATGAACGTGATGCCTGGATCGTTCACGTTCGCGATGATCTGCTTCAGCTGGTAGGCCAAGAACTGCCGCAGCACCGGCTCGAAGTACATGAAGCCGGTGCTGCTGTTTGGCGTTGGGAGTGTGGATGCTGTCGTCATTTGTTCCGCTGTAGCTCTCGTTTGAGTTCCTTACGCAACATCTGGCGAAGGTCTTTCTCGATGCGCTTCAGAGCATGGATGCCTTTGAAGCCGGGGTGGTGCCACGATTGCGGGTCGCTGTTTGCAGAGATGCGGCGAATCGTGTTGTACGATGCTTGATTGCTTCCGAGCTTCGTCCTGATCATGTTCGAGAACACGCTCGTCTTGTGCTGCACCTCTACCTGCTTCGTTCCACCTCGTGCGTTGAACCGTTGCTGGACGTTCTTCTTGCCTGGCAGGTTGCCGATGACACGCATCGGATTGCGTGGGTCTCTGTTCTCTAGCTTCGCTCGGCTGTTCTCTGCGCGAATCGCTGCCTGCGCCTTCGCTTTGATCTCCGTCGGTGCCTCGCTCATCTTGTGCTTGAATGGGATGTCGATGTACTTCCCATTCTTGCCCTGCTTCGCGCTCGGTGACGCTAGCAGCTCCTTCTTCATGTCGCGCGCTGGATAGCCGACTTCGAGATCCTTCGCTACTCCTGTCAATTCGATCTTGAGCGTTCCGTTCTTCGCCGTGACCGCGTTGCGCAAACCATCCTTGTACGCTTGCGCAGTGCCGTGAAGCTCCGAGTCCGCGATGTTCGAGAGAGCGTCGATTGCGTGTGAAACCGCGCTCTCCATCACCGCGTTGGTGGCGTCACGAACCTTGCCAACGAGTTTGGCCTTGAGCCGGGAATGGATTGACAGCCGCACCTTCATTACTTGGGTCCAATCGCTCGTCACGGATGAACTGATCGATTTGCGCAACGACCTGAACCGGAAACTCCCATTGCTGATCCGTCGACGTGTCGGCACCAAGAATGGGTTGGTCGCGAATGTGGTGAGGAACGTCGAGCACGATGTACTGCGGATGGAAGTAGTACACGATGCTGTAGAGCTGATCCGCGTTTGGTCGATTGTTCGTGAGCCAGACGATCTCACCTGTCACCGCATCGAGCGTGAAGTCGGTGTTCTGCACCGCGATACCGATCGTCTTATCACCTGTCGCCCAGCGCAAATCGTCCACCGAGATCGGATTGAACTTCGGACGGTCTCGGTTCGTGCCTCGTTGCCGCATCACGCGATCCGAGTGTCGCGCTCGCGCTTTCGTGAGCGTGATGCGATCGAAGAACGACATCTTGAACTCTGGATACGCGGTGATCTGTGCCTTACCGCTGTCGAAGCGACCGTACGCGAAGAACTGTTGCTGCACGTTGAGCGGCGCTAGGTGCATTCGCGTCGGCACCAAGCCGTAGTACATGAAGCCGTTGTGACACTGCGTGCAATTGAGATCGTGCGCCTTCGGATCGGTGCCCTTGAGGAACGGACAGAAGGTTGCCTTCTCCCATGTGACATCGTAGCCGTGTGACTTGATCAGCTTCGTGAACAGATCGCGATCGAGCGGAACGTTGAAGCCGTCTTGGTCACCACGCACGTTCGGTGAAGGCGAGGGTTGGGCGATCTGGTTTGGATCACCATCAACACGAACTCCACCGAGCTGCTTCACTGCCATTAGATGCTCGCCAACGTGATCGGTCGATACGCGTCTCGGATCTGGCGCAGCAAACCAGACGTCATCGTGAGATCCTGTTGCTTGCCTTCAGGACCGTACAGATCGGCCGTGTAGCGCTGCAAACGTCCTTGGAACGCAGGAACCGCGTAGCTCTGGCTTTGCGACAGGCCATCGACGGAAGCGCTCTGACTCGTCACACCTACCGGTCGCGTGGTGTCGCTGACGATCGTGAGCAAGTCCATGCACGCGAGCTTTGCGATGCCTTCGACAACCATGCGCGGCATGTTGTCAGGATCCATTCCAGCCACGTAATCGACTTGCCAAAGGTTCGGCACGCGCGAGACACCACCGTAAACGAGCGGCACGAAGTCACCACCTTGTCCGATGATCACCGCGCCAATTGCACCTTGTGTGGGAACGACGTTGATTTGGCCCGCTTCACCGTTCACCTGAATCCATTCGTTCGGGTACTTCACTACGTTTGTACCGAGCGGGTAGACGCCTCGAAGCTCGTTGACCTGCTTCACAGGCACCTTGTAGAGCTGCATCCAGCCCCAATTCAGGTAATCGGTGACGAGGTAATCGTGTTCCTCGCTCTTGATGTCCAGCTCAAGAATGGCGATGTCGCAGAGCTTCTCCAACTTCGCTACCGCATTGCTCAAATGGTAGTCGAAGAAGTCGTCGCCGTACTCCGTGCCGTGCTCATCAACGAATTGGAGACCGGTCAGGAAGTTCTTCTTCAGCCACGTCGGAGTCAAATCCGAGCGGCTGAGCGAGATATCACCATCAGAGAGCGACATCGGTTACTTCTTCGCCGCCTTCTCGGCCTTCGCAGCCGGGGTTTCCGGCTTCGTCTCGGGCGCCTTCTCCGCAGGCGGTGCGAGCTGCGCCTTCAGCGCGGCGTTCTCGTTCTTCAGCGCATCGTTCTCGGCGGCAACCGCGTTCATGCGATCATTCGCCTTGTCGAGATCCTCGCGAATCGATTGCATGTCCGCCATCACCTTCTCCTCGTACCCCTTGAACTCCTTCTGGTACCGCGCGAGGATCTCGTCGAGCTTCGCTTCCAGCTCGGCGTTCTTCGTAGCGAGGCGCACGTTTGCAGACTTCGTCGCGTCGAGCTGTTGCTGTAGATCGCTCGCTTGCTCCGTCGTCACCACAGCCGCAGCTTGCTGGCTGATGCCGAGATACTTCTCCATGTCCTCCGGTCGCAACCACTTCAGCTGGCTGAAGAGAGCGATGTCCTTGAGCGGCATCTCGACGGTACCCTCGCCGTTCTCGTCGAACGAGACCTTGCCCCATCGTGTCGACGGCGCACGTCCAGCATTATCCTTGGACACGACGTTCAGCTTGATCATCGTGTTCGGATCCATCGTCTTCACATCGTCGTTCGTAGCAGCGTTCTCCATTTGCAATCTCCTTCTGATGAGTGGGTGTAGAAGCAGCAAAACAAGCGAGCGCCAAACAGCACGCTCACTCGCTTTACGTCCCTACATCAGTCGTCGGCGACGTTGATGAGGATCAGGTTCTTGCGCGGTGCGTACACGATCGGCGTTCCGTAGATGAGCTGCATCCAGCGGATCGACGCGGCGAGCGTCGCGAGCGGGATCTTCATCATCGGAGCGAGCTGTCGGAACGACAGCGATTGCAGGTTCATCTGCAACAGGTACGCGCGCGACGTGCCTGGCAGGAACTGGTTGACGTCGACGAACGCCGTCGTCGCCGCGCCGGTCGGACGCGGGATGTCGAGCACGAATTGCTCCGTGCCCACCGCACCACCGTTCTTCGAGCGGTAGACGCGGTAACCCGTGGCCGTGTCACCACCACCACCATCGGTGATCGTGAGCGTGACCGCGTCACCGGACACCGGCGCAACGCCACCAGCAACCTGCGTCAGCGCCGACTCGCCGAAGCGGTTCAGCGCGGTGACGCAATACTGGTACGTGCCGGCATCCGCCGCACCGAACAGCGAGCCAGCGTTCGCGCCGTGCGCGCCCGTGACCGTCGTCGGAGCGTTCGGCGCGCGCACCGACGTCTGGCCGGCCGGTGCCGTCTTGACGCCGTTGTTCTTGCCGCTGCGCAGGAAGATGTCGCCACGAAGCGCGATGTCGCCCGCGTTCGTCTCCATCATCTTCGCCGAGTAGCCGATGCGACCCTCGCGCTCGCCGAAGCCACCGCGCTGACGCGAGTAGAACTGCTTCGACATGTCCGAATGCGCGCGCGGTGCGAGGTACAGCGCCGAGGAGAGACCGTAGTTCTCCACGATGATGTTCGTCGCCTCTTCCATCACGTCTTCCGTGATCGGACCGCCGCGAAGATCGAGCACGTTGTTCGCGCTCGCGAACGGATCGCGGAGGATCTGCTCGTCGATGCCGTCGAAGCACTCCGGGATGACCGACGCTTGACCGCGGAACAGGTTGCGCTCCAGACGCTCCATCAGCCAGATCGCGCCGTTCTGCGTCTCGCGAGCGATGATGTTGCCGTACGCATTGCGCACGAGCGTCGCCGGATGCGTCACTTCGCGCTGCGTGCCGAGGAACTTCACCAGCTCGACACGACGCTCGTACGTCGCATCCTGGACTTGCGGAAGCTCGCCTTCACGAGTGAACGGTCCGTTCTCACCGCCGTACGCCGTTTGCACGGTGTACTCCTCGCTCGTCGAGTACGCCGGAAGCTTCGGAATGTCCTTCCAGAGCTTCACGTGTCCTTGCGAGAACGTGAGGATGCGCAGCGTCGCTTCGAGCGACTCCACGCGCAGTGCGGAACCGCCGTCGTGACGCGGCGATTGGTAGCCGGCCGAGAGAGCCTTTTGGATCTCCTCGGTGTCTCCGGTCGGGAGCAGACCGAACCCGGTCAGTCCCTCGTAGTCAGACAGACCAACGTGATTGCCTTCCATCTCAGACTCCTTTCAGTTTGCGTTTCGTCGTTGCTGTCTGCTTACGCCGCAGCGCAGAGACGCTTCTCCAGTTGCTCGATGACGTTCGGCGGCAACAGCCGCAGGTCGCCCTTGCTGTTCTCGAACTTCGTGATGTCCATCAGCTCGGCACCGCCCTTCATGCACAGCTCGGTGAGAGCCTCTTGGATTTGCAGGTAGGGAAGTTGCGTCAGCGGCGACACCTGGTTGGGATCGCCGTTGCCACCGGTGATTCGCTGCGTACCGCCATCGTGAAACGACGGTTGCTGCAAATCGCTCTTGCGAAGCGACGGCTGACGATTGCCGGTGTTCACCGGCTCGCTCGCCATCTTCTTCACGAGATCCTCGATGCCGATCATGCGCCCGGTCATGTGCACGAGCGCCTTCGCGAGACGGCTGTTGAAGTCGTTGCGCGCTTCCGACTCGGCGACGAGCGCCTTGCGAATGCTGCCCAGCGCCTTCTTGCTCGACTTGCCACCGCCCTTGGCCATGCGATCGATTGCGTCGATCAGCTGACCGAGAATCGGAACCGCATCGAGCGCACCAGCGACGTCAGGATGCTCGTCGGTGAGCGCCTTGCGAATCGAATCCTCTTGCGGCTTCGCGCCAGCGACAGCGTTCGCCATCGCCGCAGCGCCGGTCGACTTCTTCATCGGCGACGACATCGCCGAAGACTCGTCGGACGATTCGTCTTCGCTCGACGTGCCATCCGACGATTCGTCATCGCCGCTCGCATCATCGCTCGACATCGAATCGGCGCTTCCGATCGCCTTCTCGACCGAAGACATCGCCGAAGACTCGTCCGACGAGCTTTCCTCGTCGCCGAACGCCTTGTAGACGGCCTTCTTCGCTTCCTTCTTCGAGAACCCTCCCTTGCGGAGAGCCTTGTACATCTTCTTCGCCTTCTCCTGGATGTTCGTCCCTTGGGTGGCAAAACCACCGTCGTGTGGGGCGTTCTGAAGTGCGTCGCCACCCTTCTTGAGCGTCGACTTCTCCAGCTTATCCAGCTCGGCGAGAAGTTCGTCTTGGCTTGGATTTGCCATTTGCGTTTCTCCTTGGTGGTTTTGCAACCGCTTCGCTTACGCGAAGTAGCCGACGACGGTCGCCGTGGTGGTGACGCCGGTGATGAGGAAGGTGCGCACCGTACCGTCGACGCTGGTGACCGTCAGCGTGACGATGTTCGTCGCGACCGCAGACATCGCGACCACGTCACCAGGACGCAGATCGCAAACGTCTTGCATCGTGAGATCGAAGACGCACGCCGTACCGGCCGCGCCATCGTTCATCGCGAGAAGCAGCTGACCACCAACGGTGTTGATGATCGATGCGAGGTTGGCGCCGCCGAACGCGGAATCGACCGCGGAAGCGACTTGCTTCGTCGTCGGGATGGTGAACGAGGTGCTCACCTTGACGCCGAATGGAGTGAGCGGATCCTTACCGCCAACGTTGAAGCGCACGAGATTCTGACGAGACATGTGTTTCTCCTTTGCAAGATGTCGAACGCCTCAACGGCGTTTAGATGCCTTCGTTACTGCGCGAGCGTGACGCACCAGGTGACGGTGCAGGGGTTCGTCGCGGTGGCGTACGTGCCGGCGACACCGGTCTCCTTCGACGCGTTGATCGTGAAGGTGCCATCGCCGTTGTTCACCGCCGCGAGACGGTGAACCGTCGCGGCACCACCAGCATCGATGAAGGTGAGACCGGTGATGAAGAAGCTCTTCAGATCCGTCGAGGACAAGATCTTGTTGCCCTTGCGACGGATGATGACGTTGTTGAGCGACACGATCACCGATCCGGTGAACGTGACAGTTCCCATCAGGTCGTTGGCCTGTTGGATTTGAGCACCCGTAAGCGGCTTGCCCGTAGGAGTTCGCTTTGCCATTTCAGTTCCTCCGTTCTTGTTTGAAAATCACACGAGCGAGCCGCTCGCACGTTCCCCACGCGTACTGCGGACGATGCGCTTTAAGAACCTTCACCGCTTCGTCGAACGTCAGCTCGATCGGCTTGCGCTCCACACGCCCACCTGCGAGCGCTGCGCCTCCACTGGAACCCGGCGACGAAGCACCCGCGCTCAGCGCGCGACGCAACGAAGCACCTTCCAGCTCCTCCATCGAGCCAAACGCCTTCGCGAGAATGTCCCACGTGCAATCGGTGTTCACCGGCGAATTGGTGATTGCGACGTGGCGAATGATCGCCTTCGTGATGCGGTTGTCGTAACCGCGCTCCGTTACCTTGCCTTCGATCGAGAAGCCGAGCCTGCGTTTCGCAGTGCTCTTTGAGAGCGCTTTCGCGAGCGCCCAAACACGATTTGCAGGCTCCCAATCGAGAAGCAAGTTGCCTTCGGTCCACCAACGACCCTTGCGTAGCTCGGCCATGTTCGGATAGCCGAGGATGTCAGCCGTGTTCTGCTTGTGGTTGTCGTTGAAGTAGCCGTGGTTCACGAACTCGTTGAAGTCGAGTCCCTTCGCGAACACCTTCTCGTCCTGGCGATCGAGACGCTCGGTCGAACACGTTCCACCGATTGGACGCGTGCGCTCGATGTCGACACCAGCCTTCATGATGATCTCGACGCAGCTCGGCGTCCAAATCAAGAAGTCGTCTTTGCCGTCTAGAAGGTCGTTGTCACGCATTGAACCCGGCTCCTAGGAGTACCTCTACAGCGCCTGCGTTTGCAAGATGTAGAAGGGTTTGGTGCCCAGCATCGGTTTGAACCATTCTGCGTACGACGGAAAGGAGTCACCGTCGTCATGCCCTTGCGAAAGCGTCTTCCACGGCATGCGATGTGGAAACGTGAGTACAAACTGAACTCGATGCCAAACGTGGTCGATAGCTTCGTCGTCGATCAGGCCACTCAGTGCAGAAGCGAGTTCTGAACGTCGAATGCGTCGAAGGTCATCCCAAACAGTCGACAGATCGAACGCGTAACGGAAGACCCACTTGTGAGCGACGCATTTGTACAACGCTTGCGTCAAACCAAACGAGCAACCGTTGTCCCAACCGATGAGTCGCCAACGAGCTTTGTTGGCAGACACATCCAAACGAACACCATAATTAGCAGCATGACGATCGCGCGACCCTGCCAGGAAATCTAGCACTGTCAGGCGCAGCGTGTCTTCAAATGGAACCTTGTCTCGCAAGGTTTCGCGCAGCGCGATCTGCCACGCCACCCTGTTCTTGCCCGGGTTCCGCAGGCGCGGCTCCACGTCGTAGAGCTTCGCCGCCGTCATGTATTGCTGAAACGACGCAGGGAAACCGGCGAATTCGCCCAAAACGGTTTCCGGCACGATGTCCCAACCGAGCAACTTGCACAGCCGATAGAACGCGACTTCGCGCTTCGGTTCTGTCTCGGTGGGCAGACCGCGTTGCGTCGTGCGCTGGTTCTTCGTCGTTACAGACGAACAGATCTTCATCACGACCTGCGCGCCGTTCGGATACGTCACCAGACGTGCGCCGACGTTGCCTTCCGCGATCATCTTGATCGAGACCGGCTTCATCCGCTTCACGATGGTTTCGAGCTGAGTCATGCGACGCACCGGTGACCGATGAGCTTCCGAAGATCGGCGGTGAGAACGTCAGGCTCGATGCTCTTGCGCACAGACGCAACGAGCTTCCCCTGCTTGTCGAACGTCATGCCTTCCGGCATCTGGTGCATCTCGCACTGACAACCAGGATGCACGCAGCCGACGGTCGCCTTCCATTCCGTTGCGCCTGCACCACGGAACGAAGGACGTCGCGCACGCTTTCCGTAGTTCGTGCCGTTCTTCACGAGCACTGAGAGACGGAAGAGACGAGGACGTACACCATCGACGAGGTACAGGAGCTTGCAGAAACGACAAGCGTCAGGACGTGGCCGCTTGTAGACGATCGGGTCTCGCCCGTCAGCGCCGAGTCCGAGCGCCTTGCCGTACTCCTGCGCGTTGTGGAGTTCGGTTTGTACCACAAGCGCCCAATTGCGTTCCGACTCGCCGAGCTTGTCTCGCAAGCGACGCTGGATTTTCTCCTTCGCAGAACGTCGTGCGATGCCGAGCGCAACCTCGTGTTGTACAACCCCCAACGCTTCCTGACGAAGCTTTGCTGCTTCTTCATGGCTGGCACTCTCGAACTCGTTGAGCAAACCGACACCGAGGTTGACGATCAAACGACCAACCACAGCTTTCGCCGCGTTCATCGCGTCGAGATCGTGCTTGCTGAACTGCGGCGGTGCGTGCTCGATGAACTGCCAGAACTGCTCTGGCGGCATGCGCGCGAGCTGCGCGTTTGACGCTGCTTGCTTGCCAAGCATGTGCGCAGCTGGAATCGCAACCTGCGCGTGCTCGACTTCGTGCTGCTTCAGGATGCCTTCACGCTGCAAACGCTGAAGCTCAGCGCGCGGAATCGCGTCAGGCCCAAGCACCTCGACGGCAAACGCGAGGTGATGGTCAGCAATCAGCTTGCTGATCTTCTCTCGTTGCTTATCGCTGAGGGGCTTGCCCATTTGCCTTTGCTCCTTGCTCCTCCGCATCCGGCTCCTTGCCTGGATACGAAACGCTCTCGACACCTTCGACCGGCTTCAGCTTCTGAAACTCCCCGATGCGAAGCGGGCGCATGCCGAACATCTGCTGCTTCGTCGCGGTGTCCATCGTCTTGGTGTAGTAGTCGTCGTTTGCGAGCCACTTCGGTGCCTGCACGTTGAACTTCTTGCAGTAGTAGCGCAGCGCCGGACGAATCAGCTCGACATACTTCCGACGCGCAGCGACGTTACTTCCTGTCGTCAGCGATAGAAGAAACTTCGCGTAGTGCTTCAGCTGCGCTTCGAGTTCCTTCTTGTCGTGGATCGGAAGCACCTTCTCAGGCGTGTGCGCCTCGATGCCCTTCTTTCCGTCACCGCGATTGACGGTGCGGAACACGACGTGGTTCGACTTCTCGCGATTTGGCATCGCCTACTTCTCCTTCTTGGTCTGCTTCTTCGCAGCCTTCATCGGCTCGTTGAGCGTCATCAAGCCTTGATTCGAGATCGCGTCGACGATCTTGCCGACGTACTCGTGCGCAGCCTTCATCGAGAACGGATTGCGACCGTCCTCTTCGTCCCAAACCGGCTTGATGTGCGTCGTGATGAACTCGTCCCACGACTTCAGCTTCTTCTCTTTGTGCAGCACATCGAGTACGTAGTTCGCTTCCGCGTTCGAGACGTCGGTGCCCTTCACCTTGCGTCCGTTCTCCGGGAACGGATTGTCCTTCGAGTGGAAGTCGACACCGAGCGCTTCGTTGCGCTTCACCACCGGCTGCTTCAAGGTCGCCGGCTTGACCGGCGCCTCTTGCTCGTCAGGATTGCCACCGAGCTTGTTCGTCGTCTCTTGCGGCTTGCGCTGCTTCACCTTCTCCGTTTGCGTCTTGGTGTGCGCGTCCTGCGCCTTCGCCTTTTGCTTCAGCTCGTGCTCGGCGTCAGCAACCGTTGCAGTCGCGCGCGGTGGCGGTTTCGTTTGCTCGCTCTCGCCACCTTCCTTCGATTGCTTCTTGTCGCCACCCTTCGCAGGCTTCTTCTCGTCGCCCTTCTTCTCGGCCTTCGGCTTCTCGTCCTTGCCCTTCTTCTTCGCACCACCGTCCTTTGCACCACCGAGTTCAGGGTACTTCTCGGCAAGCTCGTCAGCGCGACGCTTGTACTCGTCAGCTTTCTCTTTGTTCCCTTGCTGGCTGTACACGTCAGCCATCAGGTTCGCCATCTCGTAGTTCTGCTTCGAGCGGCGCTTATCGCGATCCATCTCCCACTTGCCGCGGAACTCCTTCTCATCGAACGCTTCGGTGAGTTTGTGCGCGCCCTTGTTCTTGAGCGTCTTCTGCGCTTCCTTGTTCGGCTCGAAGTCCTTGTCGGTCAGCGTTGCGGAAACGCCACCACCGAAGCCCTGACCACCGGCCTTCTCCTTCCAATCCTCATCGTGCATCGATTGCAAAAGCTGTTCGGCTTGCTTGTGCTCACTCGAAGCCAAATCGTAGTTCTTCGAGTTCTCCATGATCGCTTTGATCTGATCCTCGGTGTAGTCGGTGCCCTTCACGCGACCAAGCAGCTCCTTGATCGACGTGTCCGGCTTGAACGATGCCTCCGTCGGCATGTCCTTTCCGAGAAGCGCAGCGACCATCGCTTGCTTGCCTGCGATCTTCTGCTCCACCACCGAGTCGTACGTACCAACCGAACGGTACGTCTTCTCGTGCACGACGTTGTTCTGTCCGGTGCGCCAAACGCGACCAATCGCCTGACGCTTTGCAGCCGGGTTCCACGGCTCATCGAGGAACAGCGTCTTGTTCGCCGCTTCCTGAAGGTTCAGACCGGCGCCACCTGACATCGTGCCGACAAGGAGCACCTTCGCGTGGCCCTTGTTCAGCTTGTCCTGCATGTAGCCGCGCTCCGTCGGAGCGACGTCGCCTGCAATCGTCTCGATGAGCGACGGATCCACACCGCGTTCGGCGAGCGCTTTGCGCACGAGCGGAAACGCTTTGCCAGGGAACGATGAGAACACGACGAGCGGCTTCGCGTCGTCACCACCCTGACCACCGTTTGAGAAGTGCGCGACGATGTCATCGCACAGCGCCTTGATCTTCGGCGAGTGCGCAACGCCACCATCGGACTTGCGATACGTGTGATCGATGAGCGCTGGCGAGATCGACGCTTGCCGTTGCAGCATGATCTTCATGCCGCCAGCCATCAGCTGAAGGAACTTGGGGTGGTACGCCTTGTACGGCTCACCGGTCGAAGGATTCACTTCGCCGTTTGCAATCTTCTCCGCTCGCTCGCGCACCAAACGCGCGATGCGCAGCTCGATCATGGTGTCAATGACACCACCCTCTTTGAAGTAGTCGTGCTGCGACAAACCGTTCTGCGCGTTCGAGTGACCTGACAGATTCAGATCGCCCTCACCCTCGTGCATCGCTGAGTCTTCGTGCACACCGGTCTTCTGCGGAAGACCCTTGCCCATGTCCTTCACGACGTCTGGATCGTTGACGCTCTTGTAGAACACGAACGGCTTGAGGCGCTGGTTCAGCTCTGCAAGGTGCTCCGGGTTCGACACCTCATAACGACCTTCCTCTTCGTTCCACGCCACACCAGCGGTGCGACCAGCCCACAGCTCGGCGTCACCAACGCTGCCAGGCGCAAACAGGTTCGCGAGGTGATAGACGTCCATCGGATCGTTTGGCATCGGCGTAGCCGTCATGCCGAACGCGTACTCGCGACCCTCCATCACCGCCTTTGCAATCTCGTGGCGCGTGTTGCCGGCTTTCTTGTAACCGCCTTGGTGCGCTTCGTCGATGAACACCGCGCCTTCGAGGTTCTTCAGGATCTCGACCATCTCGTGGTCAGAACCACCGGTGCCATCGTTCTCGTCTTCCGTCGAGTTCGGATCCGGCACGTCACCGGTGAGCGTGCCGGTGCTGATGAAGATGTAGCGAGCCTTCTTCGCCATGTCGCTTTGCAAAGCGACCTTGCGCTCCTCCAACGAGAGACCACTGAGGTTGAGGATCTTGTCGGCGTTCTCTGGCGCGAACTTCTGGATCGCCGCAGGCCACTGCTCCATCAACGACGGTGGTAGGAAGCAAATGGCAGGAACGTCTTTGCCCTGCGATGCAAGCAGCTCACGGAACGCGATCACGATCGGCGTCTTGCCCATGCCGGCATCGGCTGCAATCACACCGCGCTTCGCCTTGAGCATCCAGTTGATGTACTTCTTCTGGTACTCGAACGGAGCCCAAACGCCCTTCTCTGGCTTGTTCGCATCCTTCAGCGTCTTGCCGTTCCAAACGCCGTTTACCATCGACGGTGGAGGCTCGAACGACGTGTCCTCTTGCGCAGCGAGGATCTCCTGAATGCGCGATTGCTCCTCGGCGACCTTCTTCTTGTGGTCTTCTAGCCAATCGGCGTTCTTGTAGATGTCACAGATGCGCTTCGTCATCGCGAGCGCGAACATCGGATCCTGTCCGGTGTTGTAGTTCGTCATCGCGCGCAGCGTCGCTTCCGTCGTCTTCTCCAGCTTGCGCTTCAGCGTGTTCTTCGCGACCTGATCGTCCGGGTCGACGCCGAGCTTGCTGCAAATGAGATCGAACACGCGGTCGCGGTTCGCGTTTGGCGCACCAGGCTCGTACTCGTAGGTGTTGTCCTTCGAGAACGACTCCTGCGCATCGACTGCAATGTGCACCGCCATCAGCTGCGGCGCGCTGAGACGTTCGAGCTGATCGTCCTTCCAAAGCGAACCCATGTTGCGCTTGTCCTGCAACAGCATGCTCGACTTCGGAACGATTGCACCGCGCATGCGGCGCTGAGCAACGCTGCCTTTGCCACCGCGCTCGATGAGACCCATCTGCGCCATTGCAGCGGTCGCTTTGAACGTCAGATCCTCGAAGTCCTCCTTCGTGACAAGATCGCCGGCGAGCGGCGAGAACTCCTCCGCGGTGTGCTCGCACGTCAGGTAGAACGCGTTGCGCTCGGCTTCGCGCTTCTCCGCTGCGGCTTGCGCGAGCGCTTGCACCTTCGGATCTTCGTGCAGCGCTTTGCGGTAGCGGTCCATCAAGCCGCGCACCGCTTCGAGGATGTCTTCCGGCGTCTCAATGTCGCCGTACGTTTCGTCACCGACAAACGCACCGACGTTCGCCTTGAAGAACTCCTCGATCGCCTCACCCACGCTGCACGGACGTCCGTTGATCTGGAACGAACAGTTCTGCAAACCCCCGGCCTTCTCGACGTCCTTGCGCGTGAGCTTGCCACCACTGATGAGGCTCAGAACCTCATCGTAGTTCTCGTGCCAGAAGTCCATGAAGCCGTGATCGGCTTCCGTGAGCACTTCGCTCTGCATGAGAGCTTCGTGCATGTCCATCTGGTTGTGCGCTGCAAACGGCTGCGGCGCGTAATACTTCCTGTAGTGCTCCACGACATCATGCGGTGGCGCTTCCACTTGGAAGGTGCCGCTCGGCTTGTCGCCGTAGCGCACGTTGCCTTTCTCGTCGCGCCAGAACTTTCCACCACGCGAGCCAGGAGTCTCGACGTGGATGTAGCCGGACGCTGTGAGACGACGCTGTCCACCAGGCATCGTCGACTTCGCACCTGCGCCAGCGCTCGGCGTCTTCGGTGCGTTTGCGTGACCTGGTTGCTGATGCGTTTCAAGCTTCGGTGCCGAAGGTGGTGGCTTCGGTTGCCCTGTCAAAGCTTTGAACAAAACGCGCCCATTCGCGAAGATCAGATCGGCCTTTGCAATCGGCTCCTCTTCGTTCATCACGTCGGTGATGTCCGCCATCAACGCTTCTGCGCGCGCCTTGTACAAAGCCTTCAGGTCCAACGACAGCGATTGCGCGACTGCGTTCTTCATCGGACGCGCAGGCACGCGAAGCGTCGCTTTGATCATCAAGTCGGTGTCGACGTTGAGACCTTCATACAACGCGTCAAAATCGATGTCGTCGTTCATCTGCTCCTCACGAGCTAGCGGTCAACCGGAATGGGCTGCGTTCCGATTGCAAGCTTCGGCTTCTCTTCTACGTAGCAATCGACGCACGGTGCTTCAGGCTGGCTTGCCATCACCAACATCGGTTGCGAACAACACGGACAAACGCCGCGTTTGTAATCGATGCTCTGCTTGCTTCGTGCAGCCATCGGTTGCTGCACAGCTCGTTCAGAGAGTGCAGCAACCGACATTAGAAGGTCCCCCGACCTTGCGTGCGGATCGGCTCGTCGTTGCCAGGACCGTAGCCGTGACCGGACTTCTCGATGTACTCGGCGACCTGCTTGTCCGAGCCTTCGCTCCACTGCACGAGCGATTCACCGCTCGGACCGACAACACCGCCAGCGCGCGGCGAGTAGCCGTGCGGTCCGTCCGTCGTCGAGCGCGACGTGTCACCCTTGCGAATCGGCTCCTCGCCCTTCTTCAGCGCGTTGACCGTCGGCTTGATCGCCTTCGCGACGCGCTCCTTGCGATCGACGAGGTACGCGAGATGCTCCGGTGCCTGCTTCTGCATCTCGCTCTTGGTGATCGTGTACCAGCCATCATCGAGACCGTCGACGCTCATGCCCATCGTCGCCATCTCGCTCTTGCTGATCGGATACTCCTCGTTGTCGCCGGCCTCCTTGCCCTTGAGACCCTTCAAGAGCGGCGCGATTTCGTCGTTCTCCTTCGCGCCAGGAACGCCGCGAACGACCTCGACAGAACCATCGCCACCGCTGTGCGGGTTGTCGTTGTCGTCTGCGACGAAGTGCGTGCCGAGACCCTTCTTGAGATCGTCTCGCGTCAGGTCGTGCTTGCAGTGCACGCACGTGGTGATGGGCTTGGCGTTGCTCTCGCCCAGCTCGCTCTTGAACAGATCCGCGACTTCGTTCTTCGACATGTTTCCTCCGTTGTTGTTGCTAGGCGTGAGCGCCTTCTTGACGTCGTCTTGTGAGTGACGAATGCGTTTGGCTTCCTCGTGACGGCCGGAATCCTGCGCGTCTTGCGCAATCGATTCGATGTGAGGATCAGGATGGCGACCGTAGTGCACCGCTTCGTGTGTCGATGCGTGGTTCGCATCGAACCACTTCATCGCACGCACCGCGGTTTGGTGATGATGTTTGACGCCGTAGTCACCTTTGTGCTTCGCCGACGTCTCCATGTGCTTCTTCGCGTGCTCGGCGTGATGTTCCGCCGCTGCCATGTGTTCCTTCGCCTTGTCCGAGTCACCGGCGTGATGCTGGTAGAACGCGGCGACGAGATGCTGCTTCGCAGCGGTCGCATGGTTACCTGCGGCTTCGCCGACGTACGAACGATAGTGCGACGGGTTGTTCGAGTTCGGATCCGCCTTGTAGTCGGCGATCTTCTTCTCCGCGTTCTCGGCGTGCTTCGTCCAGTTGTGGCCCATCTGTGAAAACGTCGGCGCTTGCTTCTTCACCTGCGACTGATACACAGGCTTGCCGCTCTTAGTGTGGTACGCGATCTTGCCACCGCGTGAGCCTGCGCCCTTCGCACCTGGACGCACGCCCTTGATCAGCGTGACACTCGGCTTCGACTTCTTCACGCGGCCCTCCTTGCGTCGTTGCTTGTTGACGGTAGCCGCAGCGATCTTCTCGCTCGCACCGCTGTCCTTGATGTGCTGGTACATCCGCTCGTCCTTATCGTTCCAGCCAGCACCCTTCTTCAGCGCGAGCTTCGGTTGCGACTTCTCGCGCTGCTTCTTCTCTTCCATCTTCGCCTCGTGCACCTTCGGATTCACATCCGCGTTTGGGTGCATCGGCAACTTGACGATGCGTGGTCCGAATCCGACCGGTGCATCCACCGGTTGCTCACCCATCGATTCGTTGAAGCCAGCGCCCTTCTCGTCTTTCGCCGGCTTCTTCTCTTCCGGCTTCTCTGCTTTGAACAACAGCTTGAGCGCTTTTGCAATCTCTCGTTTGTCCCAATCGAAGTTGAGAGCAAACTTCGTCGAGCTTCCGTCTGGATGGCGAACGATCGTGAAGAAGTCGTCAGCGTCGTTCTTGATTTCGTAACCCGTACCGGTGTGCATCGTACCAACGTGCTCACCAAAAGTGAAGCGCATCTCCTGGTGCCCAGCTTCACCGTAGATGATCGAATCTTGGTGGTACTTCTTCCCAAGCTCGTCGACGTCTTTACGATCCGCATCGTGAATCATCACGAGGTACGAATCTTCGGTTCCACCGTAGTGACCGGTCACGTTCGTGAACATGTAGCCAGCATCGACCAAGTCTTCGCCGAGCTGTTTGTGGCGACGTTTGATTTCGTCTTGGCTGAGATTCTTGTCGTCAGCGTGGTTTGGATTCGGCCCTGCACTCACGAGCGCGTACTTGCCTGACGCAAGCAGCTTCTCCAGATCCTGCTTCGACAGCGCAATCTCGCCACCCTTGCCACGCGCGCGACGCTTCACTTGATCGAGGATCGACTTCGCGCGCTCCTGGATCTTGTCCTCCACCGGCTTCTCGCCGTAGTGAATGACGCCCTTCTCGTCACGCCAGAACTTGCCACCGCGCGAGCCAGGGTTCTGCACCGTTGCTTTCATCAGATCACGCTTTAGCGCCACGGCTTCCTCCCTGCGGTTGCGGTTGCTGTTGCGATGCAGGCTGACCTTCCTGCACCTTTCCGGTGAGCACATCGAACAGCAAACCGAAGTAGTCGCCTTCCAAACCGTGCTCGTCCGCAAACTGCTTCAGCTGCACACTCATGAACGACACGAACTTCTTCCGCGCGTCAGCGCCGAAGTTCTTTTGCATGCGCGCAACGATTTGCTGAAGCACCGAGCGCTGAACACCGAGCGCTGCGCACAGCTCGCCGATGTTGATCGTGTGCTTCGGTTGCTGCGGCTCTTGCGGATTGGGACCACGCGGATCGTTCTGCGGCGGTTTGTCAGGATGCTCGGCTGCAATCGGAGCTTGCTCGGGTTGCGGCGGCGGCGTGTCAGGATGCGGAAGCACCTGATCCTGACCTTGCTGCGGCTGTCCAGGCGCACCAGGTTGCTGCGGTTGCCCACCAGGCTGTTGCGGCTGTCCAGGCTTCGCGTTTGCTTGCTCGGCCGGATACGTGTAGCGCGTCTTGCCGGTCGCACCGGCTTGCTTCTTCGCTGCGCCAGGCGGCTTCACGCCGACTTTCTTGTTCTTCGCGTCGCGTTGGTCACTGTTCATGCGCGGCAACGCCTTCACCATCACTGGCTCGTAATCGAGGCTCTTGTCCAAACGCACGAACGTCGCCGACTCCTGCGGCTTGATCGGCAACCTGACGCCGTACATCTTCTCCAGCTTATCGACGCGCCACTTCATCAGCGCTTCGTAGTTGCGCCGGCCCACGTCGTAGAACTCTTGGTTCTGCTTCGACAGCTTCAGCGGAAACGTCATCTGCTTGTTCGCGATCGTGAGTGAGATCGTGTCGAACTTGATCTCAATCGGCTCCACGCGATTGATCGGCGTCTTCTCGTCCTTGTCGACGTACGCGAGCGTCACGTGCGGAATGAAGCCGTGCTGCACGTCGAAGTCGAAGCCTGCCTCGCGCAGCATGTTCGCCAGCTCTGGACGAACGCGCGTGAGCGATGGCGAATCGACCGACAGGTAGATAACGTCACGCCCCTCCGTCGTGCCGCTCGCACTGAAGCGACCGACACCGCCGAGCGTCACCTTCAAGCCATCGACGATCGACTCTGCAAACCTGCGCACCACAGAAGCGGCGGTTTTCTTCTGTTGCTCGCTGAGTCCTTTGCCGAGGTACGCGAGCGTGATGTGCAGCTTTGCAGGGTCCTCACCGCCCTTCAGTGCGATCTTCTTTGCGATGTCCGTCGGAAGATGCAGCGCCACCATCGTTCCGGTGTGGCCCTCCGACTTGATGATCAATTGCGGTAGCAGGTTGTTCGCTTGCGCCAGGATCTTCACGTCGACGTCATCGTTGAGAAGCTCCAACGCTTCGACCAGCGAACACCACTTGATCGCCGACGTCTCGTGCGGATCCGGCGTGCCGGCTTCCTTCGAGTTGTCGACATCGCAATAGAAGTAGTCGCAAACACCACCATCGTTGTGCGAGAAGCGACCGATGAAGCGATTGGCGAAGACGCGGTAGCCGGTCTCCTCGCACACCTCGCGCACCGCCGTTTGCTCCAAATGGTTGTTGTCGATTGCGGCCGGGTAGCCCTTCGGGAACGTCCAATCGTAGCCACCCCATCCACCACGCGGCTTGACGAGAAGCACCTTCCCATCCTTCATCACGATGCCGCCACCGCAAACGCCGTTGTTGCGCTTGCCTTCGAGTGACGATCCACCCTGGCGCATCTTGCGATACGCACCAGGAACGCGCTCGATTGGATCGGCGATGTCGACTGACGGTCCCCACACCTTCAGCGTCGCAGGCGACGCGTCTTCGCGAGCCACAGCTGCATCATCGGTCAGGTTCGAGTCGCGCTCGAACATCACACGATTCACATCCACCATGTCCGCGTCTGCGCGCTCTTGATCAAGGCGCATCGTCAGGTCGCGCTCCTCGTCCTGCAAACGGTCGCAGTACGCGAACACCGTCGCATCCTGCGCAATCGGCTTCGCGGTGAAACCGTTGCCGTTCAGCGCGAACAGGAACGGCTTCTCGTTCGAGTACAGCACGCCGCGATAGCCGGTCTCGGTGCGCTCGATGAAGATGCGCTCGACCGGCTTCACCGTGGAGATCATGCGCACGTCGTCACGAATGACGTCGAATGCGCCGATTGGCGTTGCTTCCAAATCGGCGCGCACCGTGTGGCCGCTGAGGATGACCTGCATTACACGAACGCCTTCCTGAGATCGTCGTACGCACCGATGCACTTCTTGAAGGCATCACGCAAATCGCGGATCGACTTCTTCGCGTTGCGTTGCTCTTGGGCGAACTCGATCAGGTGCAACCGGTTCGCGTGCTCGCGATACGCCGAATGTGAGCGAGCCTTCCACGCTGCGAGATCAGTGCTCGTCGGTGGATCCATGCCGAGCGTCGCCAAACGTCGCGCGTAGTCCTGCACCATCGGATGCTCTTTGCCGAGCGCGTTTGCGGCGTTCGTAAACGCGGTGACAGCGGCTTGGTCTTCGCCCTTCGTCTTGTGCAGCTTCAGCAACGCTTCGTGTAGAGCAACCACGCCGTTGTCCTCATGCCACTCCATCGAACCGCTCGGCGAGTGGTACCACGAGCCCATGTTGCGGTGACGCTCCATCGCCGCATGCGCTTCGTCGCGAAGCACACCAAGATCGCCAACGTGCTTCAGGTTCGATTGCAAACGCCGATGGTAGTCCTCGACGCGCTTCAGCTTCTCTTCGTATTGCTTCGGAAGGTTCACGTTCTTCAGCGCGATGGGCAGATCGAGATCGCCGAGGATGCCGAGACGCTCGGCCAGCTCGCGGTTCGTTCCAGGCTGCTTGAAGAACGTGACGGACGGGTTCTCGTGAGCGCGATTGTGCTCGACGATCGGCGCAGCCGGCTTCAGCGGCATTTGCACCGTCTTGTGCTGCACGCGGTCCGTGATCTCCTTCGTGTTCACGTGCGCGAGCTTCTCTTCCAAACGCAGCCAGCGCTCGACTACCCTGCCTTCAGACGAAAGACCGCCGCCCTTCGTCTTCAGCTGATTGAGAACGTGCTCCTGCGCTTCGTTGAACCACTTCTCCAGGTAGTACATCTGATGCTGCGGCTTCAGCGTGCGAAGCTTCGCGATGCCTTTACCACCGCGCAGCTTCACTTCGATGTCACCAAGCATGTCGCTCATCGCCTGCACGGTGCCGCTGTCGCCAGAGCGAATCCACGGACGTCCCCAATGCAGGTTCGACTCACCGTGCTTCTGCATACGCTCGGCACGTCGCTCGTTCCAAACGCGCTCCTCTGATGCGTCAGGATGCTTCTCGTAGTCGTCGATCCACAAACGCGACTTGAACGCCGCACGTTGCTCTGGTTTGAGCGTTGACGTCGCCCAATTGAGAATCTCGATCGCTTGCGGCTCGAAGTGACGCAGCTCGAATTGCTCGCGCGGCGTGAGCATGCGCGGTGGGCTGAACGCTTCCTCTTCGGCCAAATCCTCGGAGTACGTCGCGCCGTGCACCTCGACTGCGGCCTGCTTCGCCTTCTTCTCCAGGTGGTTCTTGATCGCGTTCGTGACCTTCAGATCGAATCGGCTGTCGGGTCCGGCCGGCTCGTCGTTCGCCTGGTACTTGTTCGCCTCGTCCAGCAACACGGCGACACCTTCGTTGAACAGGTCACGCTGGCGATCGTGCATCCAATCGCGCGCAGCCTTGCTCCCACCTTCGAGCTTGTCGAACTTGCGGTACGAATCGGTGCTCGCGTACACGCTCGCGAAGCGCTGCGACCAGCGGCGCAAGAAGCCTGACCACTCCGCTATGAGCTGTTCACGAACGCGCTTGCTCTTGTTGTTCTCATCCCAAACGCCGAGCGTGATGAGCGTCGTGAGCGGACGTCCACCATCGCGCGACAGCTCTTGCTGCAATTGCGCTGGCGAGTCGTACTTCGCGATTGCCCAAATCGGTAGCCGCTCGATCTTGCGATGACCGATGACTTCGTTGAACTGACCTTCGCGCTCTGCGCGCGCCTTGGTCTGTCCGGCTTCCGTCTTCGCCTGACTCGGCTTGCGCGCGTGGAACGTCGCATCGAGGTACGCATCGGCGATTGCGATTGGGTTCTCGTTGTCCTTCAGCTTCTCGCCAATCGCCGTCAGCGTGCTCGGCAACCGCTTCGGCACGGTGTGGATGCTCATCTCTTCGATCGGCGGTTGATCCGACGTCGCGCCTTCAGGAAGCTCGATCTTCTCCTTCGACGGAAGCGGTTCGTGCTTCGACGTGACGTCCTTCGGATCGACGTAGTGCTGCGTGATCTTCTTCGGAAGCTCTGCGCCGTACGCGCGCGACACGGACGAATCACGGAACTCGAACGACGTGTAGCCTTGGTGACGCTGGATCGCGTCGACTTCCGTCTTGCCGCGCGTTGTCGTGCGCGTCTTGTACTCGATGAGGATGCCCTTCTTCTGCCAGAAGGTTCCGTTTGGCTTGAAGCCGTACTCACCGAACAGTGCGCGGTTGATGATCTCGCGAATCTTCGCCTGACCACCGATCACCTGACCGTATTCGTCAAGCTCGTCGTCGTTTGGCTCGATGCGCTTCTCGGTGCCGTCCGACAGCGTGACGATTGCGAGGTACTTGTGCGGACGCTTCTGCTCCGTCGGCTTCTCGTCGTAGCGAGCTTGCCCCTTGTCGTCGATCCAGAATTGCCCACCGCGGCTACCCGGATGCTTGACGTTCGTCGCTTTGAAGATGAGCTGCATCGCCTTACAGGTCGATCTCGAAGAAGTCCGCCACCGCGTTCCGCTCGCTCTTACGCAGGTCGTTGTCACGCACCGATGCGTGAACGCTCGATGACCAATCGTCACGCCGCAGGATGCGGATGTCGTCGTCTTCGTCGTGCACGTCGTCTTGCTGCGGCTTGTTGTGCGACATCGATTGCAGGTTCTTCGCGCCGGCCTTCGCACCGTCCGTCGGTGGCGAACCAGCGTGTCCAAACCGATTCGCGTACGGTTGCTCTGGCGGTTGCTGCTGTTGCTGCCCACCAGGCATGCCAGGCATTCCACCACCACCGCCACCAGCGCCACCCTGCATTTGCATTTGCTGTTGCTGTAGCAGGTAGCCGGTGTACGTCGGATTCATGATGACGTCGCCACCAGGAATCGGATCCAGATCTTCGAGCGCGCGCACCTCGTTGATGGTCAGGTGCGTTTGGCCTTGCTTCTGACGTAGCTCGACCGCTTCCGCTTCCGTCTTCGCGTCGAGACCGACAAACGCCAGCTCGAAGTCAGGATCGATGCGATCGATGATGTGCTGGTTGAACAGATCCTCGAAGAAGCGAAGCAGCGGGCGCAGACCGCGGTCGCGCGACATCTTCTGTTGCGCCTCGTTTGACGAGACGAACGTCGGCTGTTGACCGGTACCACTGCCACCGCGCAGGTCGAAGTTGATCTCGGTCGGGTCCATCTGGTAGATGGCGCACGCGATCTTGACCAGATACTCGATCCACATCTGGTAGCCCATCTCCGTGTTCGACATCTGCATCGGAACGAAGTCGATGCCGTCGCTGTTGATGATGGGCGTCTTCCACGCGTTTGTGATGCCACCAACCTGCGTGGTCCACTGACGCTTGAAGTTGTCGTACTTCTGACGATCGATGTTGCCTCGCATGTTGAGGACACCCTTGATCGTCGAGCCCTGCGAGAACGCTTTGCGGTTCCACTCCTCAGCCCAAATGTGGGCGGTGACGGTTTGGATCAGGAGCTGCGGCTCTGGAAAGCCGTAGCCACCGACCTTGAGGTTCGAGCGCGGATTGCGAATTGGGAACGCCAGCTCGCGAGGCGTGAACTCGCGCACGATCTCTCCGTTGAGGATCTGCGCGTACATGATGTGCGTCTTCTCGTCGGACGGCTTCAGCGGAATGCCGCGAGGGTTCGTCTTCGTCTGATCGGCGATGCGAATCGTCGTCGCGTCGAGCACGAGCGATTGGTGCAGGTCACCACCGCGCGTGAAGTGATTCTCGATGTTCGCCTGATCGTACGAGAGCGTGTCGCGCACGAGCTTCTTCACCGCGTTGCCAAACTTGTCGCGCGTGACGTTGCGCTCGCCACCCATGTTCTCGACGTAGGCTTCGATCTTCTTCTTGCGATCCTTCTCACCGTTCGTCAGACGTCGCTTGTGCCGATCGGCGCCCTTCAAACGCACCAGGTTGCCGACGCTGTACTTGTTCTCTTGCTCGCGACAGAACGTGCTGATCTGCGCGATGCGCGTGTTGATGATGCTACCAAGCAACGTGTCGCGCTCCGTCATTTGACGAAGCGTCTCGTACGTCACGTGGCTTGGGTTCGCGCGGTAGCCCATGCCGAGCGAGTCGAGAAGCGCAAACGGATCGGTGTACCAGCCCTTCGGCTCGTTTGCGCTCGGTGGCGGTGGTGCTGACATCGACAGCACGCGATCCATCTTGTCGAACAGCTCCTCCGTTGCAGCTGTGACTGCCTTCTGGATTTGCTCCGATACCGGTGCATCCACCGGCATGACGGAGACTTCTCGCCCGTGCTGATCGACAAGCGCCATTGACTACTCCTTCAGCCGATGCGGCGAACGTTTGGCGTCTCGGACTTCCGCAAACGACGCAGCTTTGCAGCTACATCATGCTTGCCCTCTTGTTCCGCATCGCGTGCAACCATCTCGTTGTGCGGAACCTTCGACGTCTTCTTCGCAACGTGTTCGAGGATCTTCTCGTGATCGAGCTTGTCGAGTGCGTGAGCACCAGCTTGAGGGTGTTCGGCGAGCTGTTTGGCTGTGTCGTGCGCGAGACCATACTGCTTGTCGCGTAGGTGCTGCGCGATGTCCGCTTTCAGCCGGTGATGCTCTGCGCGAATGTTGCGATGCTCTGCTTCGCGCTGATGCCACTCCTTCGAGAGATACTCAGGCTCACCAGGTCGACGAAGCCCTTCGGTGTCTGGACGCGACGGGTTCGCGTGATGCGAAGCATGCTCGTGATGTACAGCCGCTTCCTCGTAGGCTTCAGCCGCAGCGTGATGCTCGGCCGGATCCCACGTCTCTGGTTTGTGCTTCTTCGAGTGACTGCGCGATGACATCTTGTGCGCCGCGTACGCCTTGCTGTACGCCTTTTGCGAAGCCTGCATCGCGTCTTCTGCCGACGCTTTGCGCTCGTTTTCCGGCGTCCTGAAGTGATCGTTGTGCTGGCTCCAGTTCTTGTGCTCGACGCCTTCGTACACCGGCTTGCCGCTCTTGGTGTGACCGATGACCTTGCCACCACGCGACCCTTCGCCGCCTGTCGACTTCGACAGACGGCTGCGATCAAAAGGGTCGCTGTCGCCACCGATCTTGCGAACGTTCGGCATCGACTTCGCGATCGGCATTTGCTGCGTCGCCGAACCAGATCGACGAGGTTTCGCAGCAACCGGTGCAGACGGCGTTTGCGAGCCCATACCGCCAGGCGCTCGCGTCGCGGTGTTGTGTGCGCGCAATCCAGCCGCAGCTTGCGGCAACGTCGGATTCTCCGCGTGACCGACAGGAACCTGACGAGTCGCACCGAAGCGCGATTTGCAAACCTCCATCTCGTCATCCGTCACCGGCATGCCGCGCGATTGGAGGAACGCGAGCACGTCCGTCACGCCGTACTTGTGCTGCTTGCGCGGCGACATGTACATGTCGTGCAGCGACTTCGCGACGTCGATCATCGGATGCTCCGGGTTCACCGTGCGCTCGTGCGCCAGCTCGGCACCGGCAAACGCGTTCACCTGACCATCGGCGTAGCCCCACGACTTCTTCGTGTACTTCGATTGCTCGCCGTGGATGCGCTGCGCGATCGTCAGATCCTCGTCACCGAGGCACACGCGCTTCATCGTGATCGTCTTCTCGATCTCGCCGTGCTCGTTCATCGTTCCTTGCGGACCGTTGATGAGCGGCGTTGCAAGATCGTCGACTTCGTCAGGCGACAGATCGGCGAGCGCAGCGTAGCCGTACTTCGGCTCTCCACCGTTGCCGCACAGCGCTGGCGATTGACCAACCTCGCACGCGCCACCCTTTGCAGCGGCGTTGCCGTCGTAGTGCACGCAACCTTCACACTTGCGGTTCTCGCTGACAGGCGTGCGGTTGATACGGAGCGTTTGCAAATCCATCGTCATGATCGACTCCTTGTTATGCAGCTTCACCGACGATCGCGACCTGCACACGCGCAGGAGTCGTCGACGAGGGGTTGACGAGCCACAGCGCGGTGAGCGGCGCTGAAACGCTGATCGGTCCGCAGAAGACGAGTCCTGGTTGCGCCGTCTTCTGATAGGGCAGGTTTGGATCCGGCGTCGTCGCTGGATTCGGCTTGATGCCCAACAGCTGCGAACCGATGTTGTTCACGCGGTACTGCGCTTCGCCACTCCAAACGACGATGGCGAGGTACTTGCCGTTCGTCACCTTTGGAAACAGCACTTGCTGCGTCGCAAGCGCAGCGAGCGTGAACACGCCACCGTCTTGCGTCGTCGGAAGCGTGTCATCAACCACCTGATTGAAGTCCAGGTAGCGTTGCAGCTGATCGTTGTCTTCCGACAGGATCGCCTGAAGCTTGACGAGGAACCTCACCGCAGACCGCCTTTGCGAAGGTCAGTGTCTTCGAGACCAAACGCTTTGCGCATCATGTCTCCTTCGCCGCGATCCTGCGCCTTCATGACGCCACCGCATTCGCACTTCGTGCCTGGCGTTGTCAAACGCGAGTCACCGCATTTGCCGCACGCGCACTCACGAATCGTACCCCCCGTGCTTGAGATCTGGCGGTGGGAACTTGTTTTGGAGTCGGGCATTCTCTTGCTCCTTGCGCTGCACCTCAGCATCCGCGAGGCGCTTGTCTTCGACTGCGTTCTTCTCTTCAGCAACCGCGTCGAGTTCTTTCTGTGAGCGCAGATCTGCGATCTGCATCAGTGTCATCGCGCCAGGGTTCTGCTCTTGCGTGAGCTGTTGCGCTTCTTCGCGCTCAGCTACGTACGCTAGCTCCACCTGCTTCAGCTCGTTGAGCTGTGCTGATCCAATGAGCGAATAGAAGTCGCCTGCAATGTAGCTTTCGTCTTCCAAATCGCTCATAGGTCAATCTGGCTTCTTGAGCTTCTTCTTTTTCTTCTTGCGAGGCTTGTCGACTGAAACGTCGATCTCGTCTTCGTCTTCTTCCATTGATGAAGCAATGCTCCCATCTGGTGTTTGAGATGAGAGCACTGCCATCATTTCAAATGCACGATCGCGTTCGTTCTTTCCACCGCCGAGATGCTTCTTCAACCTTGACACTTCACGTTCTATCACTTCCGCCGCGCCTTGTCTCACCACAAACTTGATCTCGACGAGCGCATCGCTCTCGGAAGCGTCTTTTCCAGACGTCTTTTCGTCATCTTCGTCGTCGTCATCCGGGATGTGGATTTCGTCCACATCCAGATCTGCCGCCTCCAAATAGGAGCGGATTTCGTCCTCGCTGTCCGGCAAACGCTCTGCGAGGTACTTCGCATCCACGTCCGCTTCCTTCATCACGCGAGCGAGGTACGTGGGGTACTTCTCCATGCTCGGTTCGCCACGGTTGTAGTTCAGCTCGGCCGTCATCAGCATCGCGCGCTCGGTGTCGACGTAGAGCACCACGACGTCGATCTCGGTGATGCCGAGCAACGGAAGAATCTTCCAGCGATGCTCACCATCGATGATCTGAAGCAGCCGCTTCTTCTTCGGATGCGGACGCACCGCGATCGGAGGGATGCGCCCTGCCTGATCATGCGTCTCCTTGATGACGAGCTTCAGCTTCTCGAACATCTGCGGCGCGACTTCGTTCATGTTCCAGTCGTTCGGCCGGCATGTTTCGAGCGAGACACGGTGCTCGCCTGCTTTCCAACACGTCTTGATCTTCTCGGTGCCGCACGTAGCGACGAAGAACTTAGTCACGGTGTCACCTCATCGACTTCTTTGACTTCAAACGTCACGCTAACTTCGTACATCTTGCCGTCGCTACCTCGCTGCGCGATCGTACGCGTGCGCTTCTTGCCGCTGATAAGCAGCGACGTCAGGTGAGCGACAAACGCTTCAGGACGGCTCACCAAATCGCTCACCAAGCTGTTTGCGATTTGGGTGAGCACATCCTCCTTGCGAGCCTTGTCCACATCCACGCCGCTCAACACTTCAGAAACCTGCACACCTTGCGAATGGTGCAAGTCTGGCTTCTTCTCATCCTGCATTTGACGACTCCTTGCACGCCGGACAAACGCAAACGAGCGAGCTGTCATCCCAGCGCCACAGCTTCGGCCATGGCGAAAGCACAGCCCACCGGATGTTGCCGATGAGCCCTGCACGACTTGGATGCGGGTCCCAAACGACCTTCCCATCCTTCGCGACCACGACGTGGCGAATGCCGCCGTACTGCTCGGTGCGAACGGTGTCACCAGTGATGAGGTGGTAGCCCTCGATACGCAGCTGCGAGAGCGCTTCCTCTGGCTGGTGGAACTCGACGTACGCGAGACCGTGGTGCTTCCGCAGGTACGCCTGAAGCGGATTGTTGTAGTGCAGGTCCCAATACTTGACGCCTTCGCGCTCGGCTTCCGTGTACGAATCGAATTGCGATGGCAGTTGATCCGGCTCGATGCCTAGCACGCACGCCACTGCGGTCTGCCAGCAATTGCCTCGCGGATACAGCTCCGTTTGCGTGAACTCCTTCATGTCGTCGCTTCCTCCTTCTGCGGTTTGTTCCACTTCTTGACCAGCTTGCGGAACGTCTTGAAGTTGTCCGCAACGAGCTGCGGCTTCTCTGGATGATCGTCAGGCGTCAGGTCGCGCTCGTTGCCGTCCTTCTTCATGCGCTGTCCCCACAGCGACATGTATAGCGGCTTGCCGCTGATGAAGTACGCATCGCGCTCGCCAATCAGCTTCCGCACGTTGTGGAAGAACGTCGGCGTGCTCGCACCAACGAACCAGAACGCGACGTTTGCCGGCGCAAACTGATGCCACGATCGCACGTGACCCAATTGCACGCGGAGGTTGTCCGACGTCTTCGATCCGAGGAACTGCGCGTTGAACATGATCTGCGGCACCTTCTCCAGCGCGCGCATGATCAAGTCGTCGAGCCTGATGCCAGGCACGCGGTAGTACGCCGGCACGAAGTGCGCCTTGCTTCGCTCCATCGCGTAGTACGTGCGACAGAACTGGTAGTAGTGGTGCATCCTCGCATCGGTGCCGTTGAACGTCGAGAACGCGAGCGGCATCCAGTACGAGATGCCGACCTTCTCGTATAGCGCAGGGTCCGCGTAGAACTCCTCGCGCCACGCGCTCTCCAAATGATCATCGATGTCCATCGTGGTCAGGATGATCTTCGTGCGCTTGCTGAGACTGAGGTAGTCGTGCAAATCGTCGCTCACGAAGCCTTTGCCGCTCGGCTTCACGACCACCTTCATGTTCGTCGCGACAACAGCGTGGTCAGCAAACGCATCGCCGACCGTCGCCGTGAAGTTGCACTTCTGGCTGAGGTGCGCAATCGCTTTGCGTTTGAACTCCAACCGGTCGCGCGCCGTGATCTCAAACTTCGGCTCGTTCCAGTTATCAGGGTTCTGCGTCACCGCATCGAGGTACATGTTCTTCAGCGGTGAACGACAGCAAACAGCTGTCACCGTCGCTTTGTACCCGGTGCAGGTGTGGCACTCCTGGTAGCACCATTGGAACTCCTGGCGCATCTCGGCACGGTGCTTCTTCGTGCAACCTTCGCAACGACCGCCGTTCTTCTCGTAGAGCCGACAGCTCGAACAGTAGTCGTTCTGCGAGCAATGCACCGGCTCGCGTACCTCGTCCTGAATCACTTTGAGCTGAGGAAGACGCACGGCTACTCCTTCTTCGCCGCAAACGCGGCTTCTACTTCTTCGACCGTCATTGGGAGCGGCCAAAGGTTCTTCTGCTTCAGCAACCTCAGCACGCGTCGGCGCATGTTGCGCGTTCGCAGCTGACTCACGTACGGCGTGACTTCAGGCTTCAGTTCTTCATCACGCAGATCGAAACGACCGATTGCAGCGTGCCACGTCGTTGAGATGTACGTTGCAGCCGCTTCGACCACCCAACACACGCGATTGCGACAAGCGCACGTGGCGAGTTTGTGCAGACCCAAACGTCGCTTCGTCAGTTGTTCCGACGTCGCGAGAAGCGCGTGTGCCAGCTCGTGACCTGGCACCCACGCGTACAACGGCATGCTCCACCACTTCTTCGGAAAGCGCGCGACCTTCGGCATGTGCCGAAGCGCGAGCTTCTTCAGATGATGAAGCTGCACGCGTTAGCCCTTCGGACCACGCGAGCGACCACCACCACCGCCGCCTCCACCTCCACCGCCTCCACCGCCTCCACCGCCTCCACCACCGCCACCGTCGTCACCACCACCGCCGCCTCCACCGCCCTTCTTCTTTTTCTTGCCTGGCTTCTTCGCCTTCGCACGAGAAGCCGCAGCCGGTGCTTTCGCACTCGCGCCGGCAACGCTGACGAGCTTCTGCTTTGGTTTCTTCAAGAGCGCCATGTCTGTCTCCTTTGTTTGCAATCGACCCGGTACAGGCCGCAGTTTATCGCACGCAGCGTCGCTTTACAGCAACTCCACGCGATCCATGCGGTCGCCATCGCCATCGATGATGACGCCAGCCCACTTCGCCAGCTCAGCCTTCACGAGCGCATCGGCGAACAGAGCGTGCGCTTTCTTGTAGCGGCGCTTCGAGCAAATGCAGCTACGCAGCTCGCGGTACTCGAACTTCCCTGGCTCACGTTCGCTGATGAACAGCTCGTTCTTCGGATCGTCGGCGATAGCCTTCTTCGCCTGCGCAGGCGTCAGGTACTTCACGATCGTCTCGGTTCCACGCGCGAGACACTTGTTGCACTTGCGGTTCACGTAGAGCAACGGATCGAGCGCCATGCCGATGTAGTCACGCACGTCCGACTCCTGACCGTTCGCCAGGATCGCGCGCTCACCTGGGATGCCGACGTCGAGCTTCATCCTGCGACCGATCTCGCTTCTTCGTTCCTGGTGGACTGCCAGTCGTTCCGCTTCCGTCTTCGTTTCCTGTTCGATCTGCGCCACCAGTTGATCCGCCGTTTGTGGTTCCGTTTGCGTGTCCATTACTCTGCTCCTTCTTGTAGCCGAACACTCGGCGTTGCTCATCGGTCAACACCTGGTTGATGTAGACCTCGAATGCTTCGTTTACGATCTCGGACTCGCGCTTGTCATGATGGCTTGCGATGTGAGCTATGACTTTGGCCAAGTCCTCGCGAACGTAGTACGTCTTCTGCTTCGTTCCTGTTGGACCGGTCGCCATCGTCTTGCTCCTTCTTCGCCACGCTTTGCGTGCGCGGATCGTTCAGCTGAATCTCGATGCCCAAGCAATCGAGCAACCAACCCTCATCGTATGGACTCATAGCTGCGCCTTGATCATCCGCAGCTCAGACGAGATTCCACGGATCAGTTCGTTGCACTCTTGCTCGCCCAAGCCACCTTTTGGGAAATTCATCGCGCGGCGGAACGCGAACAACTCTTTCAACCGCGCTTCAAGCGCAGCCTTGTCGGCTAGCAGTCGCGCGCGAAACTCGTCATCCGTCATTGAGACTGTGGTGAGCTTTTTCAGCGTCTCCATCTCAAAGTCGCGCTTCGGCTTCCGTGCACGCTTCATGATGACCACCGCGGATTGCACAGGATTGCGTAGGAACGCGCGGAAGCGATCGGACGAGGAGACGTGGCGCCCAGACCCCTAAAATCGCGCCTGCGCGAAGCTAGGTGCCTTAGCTGCAAAACCACACGCCATCCTCCAACTGCACTTCCTAGCAGCGGTGTGGTGTTGCGTTCTGGTGTTGCGCGCTGTAACTGCATCTTCACTCGTCTTCCGTCGAATCCTCGAACGCGTGCATAATGCGCGCGCGTCTATTACTATTAGTAAGACTCAGTGCAATTGATCGAAACAGTCAGAAGGGCGACATGCAAGTATCGAGAATCATTCAGTGTTTCTCGAACTCGATTGTCATATTTTGCTCGCGATAGAGAGACTCGATCTTGCGTAGAATCGCTTCTACGATTTGCTCTTTGATCGAATCAGCATCCTGGTTGCCATCAACGACTAGGCAAGAATCAGCATCGCTCGCGGCAATCTGATTGAACTCTCGCAGGTAGAAGCCACGAGCGCGGTGAAGCTTGTCGAGATCGCGCTCGTTATGATCCCGGCGTTGCGGTCTGCGACGGTAAGACTCATCGACTGAGATGTCCAAAAGCACGTTGAGATCGGCGTCCGGTAGCGACGATTGAATCGTCCTGGTGAACGTAGCCTCTACACCTTCTGCGGCACCGTAAGCGATGCCGGACATCTTGTAGCGATCGAGCAACAACAGGTTGTCGACCGATTGCGCGAACTCGACGAGCAACGGCAACCACTCCAATCGATCGGCGACCATGACCGATTGGACGATGATGCCTTTGTCGCGGTTCCATTTGGCTGCGTAGCTCACCGCGGAACCGTCGTCGCGTTCGACGTCGTTTGCATCAATGATGATCGTTTGACCACGCAAGATGCGTCCAACGACGCCACCAGCGACGGTTTCGTAGTGAGGGAAATCGTGCTGTCGCACGTTGCCGAATTGCAGGCTGTCGTGTTTGGTGAACCACTCCACCAAACGCTTCACCTGTTCGTTCTTGCCTGCGGCGTCAATGCCTTCGATTGCGACAATCACGACTTCCTCCAATTACGCTTGTGCGACTTCGCCGCTCGTCGAGTTCTTGGTCCAATCGCGTTGCATCACCTTCGACGCAACCTCCTGAAGAAGTACGCTCGGCTCCCAATCGTTCGAGAAGCAGAGCCAGTGCACCGCCGAACAGATGCGCGCGATTGCAGCGCCACCGTGCATGCGGCACTTCTCCAGATCATCGTAGCCGCGCGTGCGCTGTCGGTTCTTGCCGACGACGTGAGCGAGCATGCCGATGCCTTTGTACAGGTTCATCCAGCCTTCGAGACCCTGCACCATTTGCAGCTCGCCAGCGTCGAAGTCGCGCGCGAGCGTCATGAAGTCGAGCCGCAGATCGGTGCAGCACGCCATCGTGTAGATGAGGATGTCGCCGAGCGTGTCGAAGATCTCGTCGCGCGAGTCTTCCTCGACGGCAACTGGCAACTCCCAGCACGCCTCTTCGACGATGCCGAGGTTCATGACCGCGAGCGAACGGTCAGCATTCAAACTGAGCTTCTCCGATTGCCACCGGTGATGCTCGATTTGCAAACGCCTCAACGGCGGAAACGAAGACACGTCGAAGCTCGAATCGACGTGCGCGTACAGCGCGAACTCCATGAGCGCCTTGCTGACCAGCTCGGTTTCGCTCGCGTTGATTTTGATCGTAGCCATCTTCTCCTCCTTCTCGCAGCGATTAGAGCTGCGCCTTCATCGCGTCCATACCACCAGGAAGCACCATCGCGCTGATGTCGATCTTGCCGAAGCCAGGCGCTTCGCGCGGGTACCCGGCAAGATACGCCTCGCCGTCGCCGTCGTACTGCCAGAACAGCAAGTGCGCCGGATCGGTGCCGGTCGCTGCGATCACGTCGATGGTCAAACGAGGACCGTAGAGCGCAATCGAATTGCGACCGCAGCCGAGCAAGTTGATCGGCGCACCAGGCGCGTGGATGCCGAGCGAGCGAAGCAGCTCACCGCCATACAGCGTCGGCAAACGACCGCTCAGCTGATGGTAACGCTCGGCCCACTTGCCAACGCCGTCGAACACCTGTTGCGACGTCGGAATGACGCCTTGCCCACCACGCTCGACGTCGACCATCGTCCACAGCGTGCCCTTCTTCTCGCCACCGATCTTCTCCATCTTCGACCAGAAGAAGTCCGCTTGCGCGACCCAATCCTGGTGGAGATCGAGATAGTGGTAGTAGCCATCGAAGAAGTCCACGCCGTAGCGATCGTGGTCGGTGATGATCGAGCGGAACGAGTTGATCCGATCGCACTCCCACTCGTAGAGCCCCTGCGTGATCTTGTGGACGAGACCGCACCACGGATCACCGCTGTTGATGAGCGTCTTCACCGCGGCGATTTCGATCGGCGCGTTGCGATCACCGAGGTATGTGTCGACGAACAGCTTGTCAGTCATGTTGCGCCACACCGCTGCCAGGGATTGCAGTCGGAACAGGACGAGACACCGCGTGCGTCTTCGCGCGCAGCTTTGCGCGAGACGGTTTGTGCAGGCTCGCACGATACGAACGCGGCGGCATGTGCTGCGCTTCCACCTGATGCCAGCCACCGCTTCCGTTGTGCCACTGCATGTAGCCACCAGGACGAACCTCGAACGGCTTCGTCACGAGCTTCATGTAGTCGAAGAACAGGCCGGCGAGATCCTGCGGTGGCTCGAAGTAGTGCGGCGTGACGAAGTTCGACACGAACACGCCGTCGATTTGGTACTGATCCTCTTCGACGGCATCGCAGACTTCGTACGCCCAGAACTTCCCGTCGCTCGCCTGCACCGCCTTCGAGAGATACGGATCGGCGAGCATCTCCAGAAGCTCGTGCGAGATCGTGACGCTCAGTTCGCCACCGTCTTGCTTGTCGAGCAACGGAAACACTTTTGCGAGCGGTTCGCCGTGCACGGTCATGTCGTGGTAGCCGAGCGCACCAGGCTGATCGGCGTCCTTGAACAGACCGATGATCCACGTGCCAGGCGGAAGCTTCGTGTGGTCGAAGTCGGTGAATGTCGACGCAACCGAACCGACGGTGCACGTCACGCCGTAGAACGGAGCGAAGTGCTCCTCCACCTGGCGTGCGAGCGCAGCTGCGATCTTCGGAAGGTCAGCGTCGTCTGCACCGCTGCCAGGATGGTTGACGATGAGAACGTGTGGAGGCGTGTACATGTGTTTCTTCTTCCTTTCGTGCACGGTTCACTTCTTTTGCGCAGCGAGGAACGCACGCGCGTGAGAAACGACAGGCGTCTCCTGACCGTGGTTTGCGGTTTGCGAACCGCCACCGCTCTCCACCGCGAGCACGCCTTGCACGAGGCAAACGAGCGCCTCTTGCGCGAGACCATCCTTTTTCGCGACGTCACCGAGCGCAGAGGTGAAACCTTCCGTGCCCAGCGCCGTCTTCACGTCGTCGGCGTACTTCACGAGATCGGAGATGCCGCAGCCACCGGCCGCGAGACCACCCTCCTTCGCCTGCGCGCCGGACAGGCACGCCGACAGCGCGATTGCGATCACCGCGACGACAGCGATGAGCTGCATCAGCGCGAGGCGAGCGAAGCCAGCTTGACCCGGACGAACGAGCGCGCTCTTGACGAAGCCAGCCTTCGACAGCATCTCGGTGATGTCGTGATCGGTGCCGTCGGTCATGTGGATCGAAACCTTGCCGTCATCACCGATGATGAGAAGCTTCGCTTCCGCGGGCGCGAACTGCGCAACCGCAGCTTGCGAACTGAACGGCGTGCCGTACTTCGCGCTGTGGATCGCGTGCGATTGGTTCTGCGCGACCTGCGCGTTCTTCCCCCAATCGGTCGCGCCCTGCACGCCGAGAAGCGCAGCGCCGAGACCAACGATCGTCCAGTACGCCGTGGGATCGACGTTGAAGCCGTACTTCGTACCGAGCGCGAGGAGAAGCGTGAGCATGAACGTCCAGAACTTCATCGAGCTGACGAGTCGCTTCAGCGCGGTGAGGAAGCCCTGCCACGTCGTGAGCGTGGACAGATCGAACGTCGAGCTGGGAGTCGGTGCATTGGTGTTTGCGTCGGTCATTTGTGCAGTTCCCTTCCGTGTTGCAATCCTCGTTCGTACCAAAGCTTGTCGTGCGAAAGAATTTTCCCACCGCACTTGGTGCAAACGTAACGGCGATACAGCTTGCCGCCATCCTTCGTTTCGCCTTGCAGCTCGGCTTCAATGCCGACGAAGTCATGCGGACCCGAACAATCGACAAGGCGCTTGGAGTTGGCTTTCACCTCTTCCCACAGCGCCAGCATCTCTTCTTTGCTGGCCATCGTTCGCGGTCTAGGATTCGGACCTAGATTAGAGGCTCCAAAGGCCCCTGTCCTACCATTAGACGAACCGCGATTAGTTCACGAGCTGCACCGTGCCATACGGCGTGAAGATCTCCTTGAAGCGCTCACGCTGTTTGCCGAAGTAAACGACAGCTGCATCGAACGTCGCGCCGGTGTCTGCCGGACGTCCGTCCAAACCGTAGAAGCACATGCGCGCTGGATACTGATGACCACCATGCCAGAAGCAAACAGCATCCGCGAACGGCCAGATGTACTTCTCCCAATAGCCGGTTCCTGTGCGAGCTGGAATGAGCGAGACTTCATGTGCACCTGCATCGCGAATGATAGACGAACCCTCTGACGCCATCTTCGCAGCCCACAAATGCAGCGTGCGTCCGTACGGCGGATTGACGAAGCACACCGTGTTCTCTGGAATGAACCAGCGCTGCGCGAGCCCATCGACGTGGTTCGGTCCACCATAGAACGACCACCACGCTTTGACAAAGCTCAACGGGTTCGCGCAAGGGTCCAGCGCGATCGGACCGAGCTGGCGCACGATGTCCAGGAAGTACGGTGGCGTGAGCCAATCCTGCTTCGCGCTCGACAGCGTCACCTTCACCGTGTGCGTGGTGAGCTGACCGACGAACTTCTTCCACTCGGCGAGGATGAGCGCACGCTCGGAGCGAACGTAGTCGCCGTAGAGCTGTTCGATCGGAACGCTCGCGCACTGGTGGTACGCGCATTCGCGAACGATGGCTTGTGCCTGCTTCCTCGTAATCATGAGTTCCTGGGAATACATCATGCCAGGAACCTGTAGAGCAAGCTCCTGACGAAAGGCGATCGTTTCCGATCACTTAGCGACGCGCGCGAGCTGCACGATCGCGAGACGCAGCCACCGATTCGCGTGTCACTACGTGTCCCTTACCTCCCGGCCCACTCCAGCGTCCCTCACCGATCAAGACGTCTGTCTTGAACTGCGATGGGACTTCGCGTTCGTTGTGGTAGGTGTCGCGTGTGGTCAGGTCTCTGATCGTGACACCACGCTGACGTGCGTCGTACGGTGCAGCCGTCTCGCGATCGAAGCGCACCGCAGGGATGCTCGGTCGCCACGGCTTCGCTTGCGGCGCATCGTTGCGACCGACGTCTCGATACGCGAGCGAGATGCAGGACGGTGCTTCGCCCTGCACTGGCGGCGTGTCGCAAAGCCGCAGCGGATTGTTCGAGTTGTACGCGTTTGCAACGACCGTTTTCATGTACTTCGGCGGCACCATGCGTCCGCAGTTCATGCAGCGCTCGGTCGCGTCTTCGCTGTACGCCTTGTGAGCTTCGAGCGTTTGCTGCGAAAGCCCACGAAGCGGTTTGCCGTCGTTGCCGACAAGCAGACCGCGTACAGGCCCTTCACGCAAACGCGGCGCTTCCGACTTCGTGATGATGCGCGCCTGCGGTTGCGGTACCGATTGCGTCGGCGTCGTGATCACCGCTTGTGCTGTGCGTCCGATGATGCGCGCGACCGGTGCAGGTGCTGCGGTTGGTTGTGCAGTGGGAACGATTCCTTTGCGAAGCGCCATAGCTCACTCCTTGAACGTGGGGACAGGGATACCCTTTGCGATTGCCTCTTCGGCCGTCATGAAGTTGCTGCTACGCGGAAGTGTGGCCGGGTCGACCTTGCCGCGCCACGATGCAGCGCGACCGACCCAAATGCCGTGGATAGCGCGCATCTCCTCGTGGCCTGTCTTGATGACGAGCCACGTGAACGGCTCCGGTGGTTGGATCGTGGTGACGTCGCCGCGTGCCACGCGCTCGCGCAGCTTCGTAGCGACAGCCTTCGGAATGAGCGTCGCGCGGAAGCTGTTTGGCAAGTTCAGCTTCAGCGTGTACTCGCCGTCAGCGTTCTTCTGGAACAGCTTCTCGCGAGGCATGTTGCTCGCCATCGCGAGCGCCATCATTGCAAACGCGCGGCGTAGCGCGTCCCACGTCTCGATGATGTCCTTCTTCTCCATCTAGTCCTCCGTTGCGGCTCTGATTGATTCTTGGTCGACATCCTTGTCAGCTGGCTGCGGCGTGACGATGCGCGCGACCACAGGCGCAGCTACGACAACAGGCGGCGCAACAGGCTGCGTCACCGGTTGCATCTCACCCATCGTACGCGGCGCTTCGACAGCTGGCGCACCGGTCTGCAATTGCGCTGCGACGTTCGCAACGAGCTGTTTCATGAAGTCAGGGTTCACCGCCGACAGCTCGCTGATGACCGATTGTGTTTGGTCGCTGATCTCTTTCTTCTTCGCGGCGATGATTGCACGCGCATCGGTGATGACCTTCTCGGCGACCTTGATCTTCGCTTCCTGAAGCTCGATCTCCTTCTTGATGTAGAGCACGCGATCGGAAGCCGTCTTCGGTGCCGGCATGTTGTTCGTCACGCCGTTCGTCGACGTCGATTGATACGTGCGCTGATCGGCGTTCGGACGTTCGCCGTGCAGGTAGCGATCAAGGTCCCACTGACAAACGTCGCCTTTGAAGCGTTTGCATTGGTCAGCAACCTGCGTCGCGATACCTACCGAGATGCCGTGCTGGTGCACCACGATCTCGCGACCATCATCGAGCTTGATGACCGGCCAGTAGTTGCCGTTGACGAATTGCGTGCCTTCGTAGCTGCCTTCGCCAAACAGCAAAATCAGGCTCGCTTCAGGACGAGCCCAAACGATGCAACGCGATCCGATCTCAGGTGGATTGTTCATCGTCAACCTCGCTGACGATGCCGAGCACGCACGAGCCGGTAGCCGCGTTCGTGACAGCTTCGAGCGTCGCCTTCTTTGTTTGGTTCCACATCGTGATCTCGACGTCCTTCACGCGGTCGTAGTCGCGCGCGCTGACG